AACGGACCGGTATCGCACCATCAGCAACACCACGGAGATGGTAGCGCCGACCATTTCAACGCTATCGGGGCTGACCGTCTTGGATGGCTTGGGTGCAAAGCAGCAGGCGAACGTCGGTGCATTCACGCAGCAGAAGGCGCACAACTGGACCGCTAGTGACAGCGATACCAACATTTACGGCAGGGAGCTAGTCTTCCCTGGTGGTGCAATTGATTTCACGACCAACGATAGGCTGCTCTTATTTCATATAGGCCCACAGGACGCGGCCACACAGCCGAGGCCACGCGATGACATAGGTATCGCCGTCGCCTTTCAGGATTCATCGGGGGACTGGGTTGCATTCCAGATAGACGCCAGCGACACGCGGCGTGTGGTTAGATCGTTAGCTGGATTCGTCCTAGATCCAAACGACACGACATCCACGCTGGCCACTAGCGGCACGGTGGACCTGACCGACATAACACGGGTGACGTGGTTCATCCACGGCGCGTTTGGTGTCTACCTGAGCCGCGTCTACCAACTGGATCCATTTGTGATGACGGCAGGTAGCACAACCGTTCCCGCCTCAATCCAGACGGTTGTAGACTACTGCGCGGGGGGCTACCTATCGCCCGTGCTTACGCAGGGGACCAAGCAGTTCCTCCTACAAGGCATTGTCGAGATAGGCGATGGCGGTACTACGGCGACTCGCTACGTGGAGGACGGTGTTTCTATCGAGATGCCGACCATAGGCGACAGCACCGCCGAGGATATTTCATATCATGGCACAGCGGGGCGCTTGGGATACGTACTGAATCTGGGGGCCAGCGATGTGGTCCAGATCAGCAATAGTGTGTTTTCATCACAATCTGCATGGAAGTGGGACGATACAACGGCGCTAGGCACGAAGTCGATTAGCGCAACGGCTTTTACAAATGTGCGCATGACGCTGAATACAGGCACATACACGTCGTGCGTCATCACGCCCGATACGCCAGTTGACCCTGGAAGCGCCACTCTGTCCAGCGCCACCCTTGATGGCGCGTCAGATGCGGCGCTGGCATGGAATGCGACCGCCACGGTCACGAGCAGTACATTCAGTAACAACAATATCGGCATCCGCATAAGTACCGCGGGGACGTACACTTTCGACAACCTGTCATTCAGCGGAAACACGAACGACGTCGAAAACGACAGCGGTGGCGCGGTGACGATCAACGTCGTCAATGGTGGCGATACGCCCACGGTGCTGAATACCGGCGCAGGTAGTGCGACGGCGGTACAAAATACGGTGGTGCTGTCTTTTGCTGGCATTGTGTCGGGTAGCCAGATTTACATAGAGGCGGCTTCCGGTGGCCCATTGTCGGTAGGCACTGAAATAGAAAATGCGACCGTGTCTACAGACCCGCACACGATCAATTACGCATTCACCAGTAATCAGCCCATCCTGTATAGAGTGCGGAAAGGCATAAGTAGCCCCTTTTATCGCGCCTTACAGGGGACGGGGACAATTATATCAAGCGGATTCACTACGGTGATTAGTCAAGAGTTGGACGAATAGAAATGGCAATAGCAGACGATTTTAGCGTAGCAGTAAATGGGGATGTGCGGTATACGGGGGATGCTCACGGTGGTGCATCTCCGCAATACTATGCAGTCCTGGGGCTGCACAGGTACTTGCAGGGTCTCGCGGCTGGCGCATCGTCAAGCGGTGATGACCTGCACGATATCACGGACGACACGTCGTCAGACCGCAGCACCGACAACATCATCACACTGCAAAATGGCTACAACATTGATGACACTGCGGCAGAGCATCTGTATGACGGATCAATCATACAGGCTGGTGGCGATACAATCTATGATGGCGTGGTGAACTTCGGCAATGCCACATTTATCGAAGTCATTCTGAATGGAGCGCTTATAGCGAACGACTTCTGGAATTCATTTACGCCGAGCGGATTCAACGCCGACAGCAACCAGGGCATTAGCCATAGATTTTTAGTCAAGGTCCGCGATAGTGGTGCTGACATTGATGGCCGTCGCATGATCGGGGTATCACGAGAGTTCGGCAACACGTATTCGGAATTTTCGATCAACGGTTCGAGTCGCGGTAACAACGTGCTAGCGCTGTCAGAGGCATCCGACCTGAACAACCAGACGGCAGAGGGTACAGTCAGCGGCTACACCGATATCGTAAACGACACCGAGGGCTATGTAGGCATCGATGCCAACGGTGATAGCACCAACGAATTCTACTACTCAGACTGGGAGCTTGGTAGCCGCACCAAAAACCAGTTCTACGAGCGCATGAAATGGCTCACACGCCGCGGATCATCTTCAACGATTTATGGATTGAATGGTCAGTTATTCCGCGGTATCACACATCAGATAACCGTCGATACGCCGACCGGCACATGGCAAGAGCCAGAGGCAGTGTCATGGACGGGAGGCACGGGTCAGCTGCTCGCCATCAATAGCACTACGGCTCCTACTACGATGTGGATTCAGTTGCTAACCGGTGTGGCTCCAACCGACAACCTGACGTTGACAGGCGGCACTTCCAGCGCCACAGCATTAGTCAATGTCACGGTTACAGAGCGCACCATTGCAACGCCGTTCGTTGGGCAATCCACGGGTAGTGCTATCATCGGCGCATATGGCCTTGGTATCGGTGCGGATGACCTAGCAGCAGCCGACCGCGTGATTGACCTGACCGACACGCAGCGTACGCCGCCAAACAATGTCACATTCACGGTTAGTGGCTTAACCAGTGGCGAAGATCGCGTCTTGGTCGGCCCCGAAGATGGTTCGGGCGGACTCGACGTTGCTCAACTATCACTCAACACGACCTTGAGTGGCGCATCTGAGACTGCGGTAGTTGTCACCACGACCATACCTAGCGACACGCCCACGTCTGGCGATATCCGCATCCAGCTCGATAGCGGCATTTACCGAGAAGTGGCATACACCAGCTACACAGGCAGCACGTTCACAATCGCATCGACCGATTTCAGTACGGACAATGCTACGGCAAGCAACAATGTGTTTATCGCATACATTGATGAGCTTGCAGGCAGCACGCAGGCCACATTCACCAGCGTCTACAGCAGCGATAGAACGCTCTTTGTCCGTGTCCGTGATGGTGGTGGTACGCCCATCAAGACATTCGAGACGACAGGCACGCTAAGTAGCGCAGGCGGCAGCGTGACAGCGATCCGCACGAGTGACGCATAATGGAAGTCAACGAGCGTAATGCTCACGCGCTGAATGATGAGCAGGTTCGGCAGCGGGGCGAGATAGCCGATCTCAATGAGCGTGTGGTGCGACTAGAGAAAGCTTTTGCAGGATTACAAAACGAGCTTAATCTGCTTCGCACATGGGCAACAAGCCGACTAGTCAGCACAGGCGCAACGGCGAATAATGAATAATGGCAATCAGCGTCAACTGGTCTACGAAAATAATAACTGTCCCGAAGGCCGACACAACGCTTGTTCAGGCATCGCCAGAGATTCGCGGCCTGGACATTGACACCTTTCGGCTTGCCTTGAAAGACCTAGAGGATGGCGAGGGGATGCCATTCTTGGACACGCATAGCCACAATACGGCGGTGACAGTTGGTGGTGTGACACTGGCGCGTGTTGTGCAGGTTATCAATGGCTACACCATCACGTTTGAAGACGGCCAGTATGCTGTCAACCTGACTGGCGCTAATAGCAACATCTCAGACGTGGCTAACGTCAACCAAGTCTCAATCCGCAGCGCAAATAGCGCAGGGCTAGTTCAAGTGACGAGTAGCAGTGGCTTAAGCGCATCGGAGCAGCAGCAACTTGCCGACATAGAAAAACGCGTCAAAGCTGATGCTGTACACGACGATACGAATGTGACCATTTACGAAGAGGGGACATCGACTGTGATTGTCACCAAAGATGTGACCACGACGGGTAACGCTGGACTGTCCAGCGGCGATAGCGTGTCCATAAGGAAACCATAGAATGGGCGTAGGCTCTACGGCATTCCTATACTACCCAGGGCAGGGCAACGGGACAACCAACGTGACCAACATCTCAGTCATGAGTGCCGATCTGTCAGGCACGCTCACCGGCAACATCACGCAGGCGTTGAGCGCATCGAACGCTACACCAACGCTGTCGGCAGATTTGTCGCAGACTTTGACAGCAGATTTATCAGAGGAATTGAGCGCAAATAATGGCTGTTGAAATTACGACAGGTGATTATGTAAGCCTAGTCGCCACACTAAAAAAAGACAACGCCACGTTCGATATGTCGAGTGCCACGGTCAAGGGCGCTTTGCGGTCGGATGATGCGCTAATCACATCTGAAGTGACTGCCAACAGTGGCACCGCTGGCGCAGACTGGGCGACCAGCAAGGTTGTCATCGTGTTCGATGAAACCGAGACCGCCAAGCTCACGCACGGTACCAAGGTCACGCTTGAAATTCAGGTGACTGAAGGTGGCGGGCCATTAACATGGCACATCGGCGGCATAACCGTGAAACGCGGATTTATCACATAGGGGAATCATGAGAGCAATAGAAAGTTTTTCGGTGGTACACCATGATGAAGGTGGCGGCGGGGGTTCTACAGGCGTTCGGCCCAAACTTGGTCACCAACGGTGGATTCGACACAGATGCTAGCGGATGGTCATCTGTGCGCGCTACGCTTGCCTCGGTATCTGGTGGTCGAAAAGCACTCATGACGTGACAGCCACGGCAACAACGCTGGGGGTTTCGCTGTACAGTGAGACCAACGGGGGAACATGCCTGTATGACACCGTGAGCGTGAAGGAGTTACTGTGACAGCTAGACTAAGCGAAGGCGCAAAGACGCTCGGCATCACCATAGAGCAACCGGATGGCCCAGTTCGTTATCGGGTGACGGATGTGTTTACCACCTACAATGGCTCGTGGGTAGTCGGGCAGCAGCCACCACCGTACGGCATAGAGCTATGGGCGCAAGGCGCGTATACGACACCTGAGTTTGACGATGCGGGGGCAGACCGGCATCTATTCGGCATGGTGCTGGGTAGCAGGGGTGGAAAGTTTGTCGGGCCTACTACGGCTTTTTCGTATGGCACACCGAGATGGGGTGACGGCAACGATGCGCTTATCCCCGTCAAAAAGCATAGCGGGTGGGCCAACATTGCGCTTTACATGTCATCCTCGTTCTCGCCCGAGCGAGGCGAGCAAGGACCGTGGGCATGGCATCCCTTTGGCGAAGATTCCGAAATCGTCATCGGCGGTGGCCTGCCGAATCGTCACCATGTTTCGACCTTCGCCGTGTGGCAGGAGGTGGACGAGGTAGATCCGCCAGTCGTGACGCCGCCTGATGGTGACTTGGAGGCGCGGGTCCAGGCGTTGGAGCAGTGGGCCAGAGGGATAGGGTACACGGGATGAAGAACTACCATAAAAACCCCCGCCGCATCACGGCGAATCAGGTCGATGATTTACGCGATAGCCTTGCCGACTTAGGTGATCTGTCTGGCATCATTCACGATCTAAACAGTGACGAAATCATCGGTGGCAATCAGCGCAGCCACGTATTCAACGTCAATCACTGCGAGATTGAGCTTACGCACCAAGCCGAAGAACCTGACGAGCAAGGCACGGTTGCTCACGGCTTCGTCGTGTGGAAGGGCAAACGCTACGCATATCGTCAAGTACGATGGTCAGAACGTCAATGTGAGCAGGCGAATATTCAAGCAAATAAACTCGGTGGCTCTTGGGACTGGGATATTCTCGCTGATCAGTTTGATTTTGACGACCTGACCGCCTGGGGCTTTAGTGAAGACGAGTTGCTAGGCTTAGACTTTGGCGAACCAGAAGAGACGGACGAGGGTGAAGATACCGATCCGCAGGTAAACCGCGCTGATGAGTTGCAAGCCGAGTGGGGTACGGAGTTGGGCCAGATGTGGCAGCTTGGGCCGCACAGGTTGATTTGTGGGGATTGTACCGACAGCGATGTGGTGGGAAGGTTGATGAGCGGGGCAAAGGCGCAGGCAACTATATCCGATCCCCCATATGGGGTGTCTGTGGGCGAAACAAATTACAACCCCAAACAAAAAGCAAAATTTGATTTGATAGAAAATGATGAACTTCGCGGCAATGATTTTAGGGAATTTGTTAAACGGTTTTCAACTGTATGTATGGCCTTTACGGTAGCCGAAGGATCTTTTTATTTCTGGTCTGCTCCGCTCCTGGAAGGAGCGGAACAGTTAAGAGGTCTAATCGAATCTGGTATCCACGTGCAGTCTCAAATAATATGGGTAAAACCCTCTTTGGTTCTAGGGCAGGCAGACTACCAGTGGAGGCATGAAATTTGCTGGTATGGATTTCTGAAAGGGGAAAAGCACAAGTGGCACGGTGAAAGAAACAAGACCACAGTATGGGAGGTCGGAAGAGAGAACGACGGAGTACACCCGACTCAAAAGCCCGTAGGTTTATTTGAAAGAGCAGCAGGAAACAGCACACTAGCTGGCGATATCATCCTTGATCCGTTCTGCGGTAGCGGCACCACAATCATAGCCGCCGACAACCTAAGCCGCGTCTGCTACGCCTGCGAGATAAGCCCGGCGTATTGCGCGGTCATTTTGCAACGCTACCTTGACCACACCGGCACACGGGCGGAATTGATAGAGGGGTAACACCCCATGCATCTGACAACATGCCATGCAGTCTAAGAAAAAGTGCGGGGCAAAAACTAGGAGTGGAGGAACCTGCCAAACATGGGCAATGCCAAACGGCAGATGCCGTATGCACGGTGGAAGCCTAAATAATCTTGGAGAGAATAACGGCAACTTCAGACATGGCCGCTATAGCAAGCACCTGCCGACACGCATACAGGCCGACTACGAAGCAGCCAAGAGGGATACAGGACTTCTAAGTCTGCGCAATGAAGCGGCGCTAATGGATGCCCGCATAGCCGACCTGCTCACCCGCGTAGACAGCGGCGAGAGTGGGGCATTGTGGCAGGCGACCAAGGCGGCATTCGATGACTTGGTGAAAGCCAACCGAAAAGGCGACACAGCTGCAGCGTCTGTTGCACTTCGGGATCTCAATGACTGCATCAACCGAGGCGTTGCCGACTATGCAGCGTGGAACGAAGTTGGTCGGGCTGTGGAAAATAAGCGGCGGCTATCTGAGAGCGAAAATAAGCGACTTGTGCAAGCGCAGCAGACCATCACGGTCGAGCGTATGATGTTGTTGATCACGGCCATTGCCAGTAGTGTGAATACTCATGTTGCAGACGAGACAGCCCGACTTGCCATTGGCAACGATATTGGGCGATTTATCACAATTGAAACCGAAGCCGCTAACGGCTGAGGCACAAGCAGCGGCAGAGTTTCAGCGGCTACTGAGCGGCGACAAACTGCGAGGGCTACCAACTGACTGGCAATCCCGCATCCCCGCTCTATTCGGCGAGTACTTTCCGCATCCGTTCAGTCAGCCGCACGTCGACATGTGGCAGTGGGCGGATGCCATCGTGATGGATAGCGCGCCATCGCCGTTTGTCGCCATATGGCCGCGTGGTCGTGGGAAGTCAACTACCGCGGAGTCCATCGTAGCCGACATCGCAGTCCGCAAGGCACGCACTTATTGCATGTATGTGTCTGGCACGCAGGACCAAGCCGACAAGCACACGCAAACCATTGCCAGGATGCTAGAGCGTGACCAAGTTGCACGCTATGCGCCCGAAGTCGGCAAGCCGCAGCAGTCGAAGAATGGTAACCGGACATGGAATCGTCAAGCGTTTCGGACGGGGACCGGATTTACGACAGAGGCAATCGGATTGAACAAAGCGGTACGTGGACAGAAAATCGACTGGGCAAGACCCGATCTGATTATCTTTGACGACATTGATGAGCGCCACGATAGCGAACTGACAATCAAGAAGAAGCGCGCCATTATCACCGATTCCATCTTGCCCGCGGGTTCGGCTAATGTTGCGGTGCTGTTCGTGCAGAATCTGATACACCCAGATTCGATAGCCGTTGAATTGTCCAAGCGACCGGGGGAGGATGGTGCAGCCACCTACATGATGAATCGCATCGTGTCGGGGCCATTCCCAGCCGTCGAGGGGCTAGAGTATGAGCTGCAGCCCGATGGCGATTTGTTCCGATGGCGCATCACTGGTGGCACATCGATATGGCAGGGATTCGATATCGCTGCGTGCGAGGATGAACTGAACCGCGTAGGAACTGAGTCCTACGAACGCGAGTCGCAGCATAATGTAGACGCCGATGATCCGCTTGCATTGATGAGTGAAGAGGACTTTGCCCGCACTCGCGTTACCGACCACCCAGACCTTGACCGCGTGGCCGTAGCCGTAGACCCGCCAGGGGGGGCAACCGAATGCGGCATCGTGTGTGGTGGCAAGGCGCGCATCGGCAAAGACTGGCACGGCTACACGCTGGAAGACAACAGTCAGCCCGCGGGAGTAGATCCGAACAAGTGGGCCATCGAGGTGCTGAAGACCTATCGCCGAAACAAGGCCGACGTAATATTCGTGGAAACAAACTTCGGCGGCGACATGGCGATATCGACCATCAGGCAGGCAAAATGGGAAGACGACGACGGCAATACGATCATTGATGGCGCACATGTTCGGATCGATGCTGTCAATGCCAGCCGCGGCAAGCGCGTAAGGGCCGAACCAGTCGCCACAGCCTTTCAGCAGGGACGAGGGCATCATGTGGGCCACTTCCCGAAGCTAGAACGAGAGTGGCGGCAGTGGGTGCCTGGAGATGATTCGCCTAACCGACTTGACGCCGAAGTGTGGCTCTACGTCGGGCTGGGATTAGCTGCAATACTGGATGCCTCATCACTAGTAGATTACGTATGAATATATTCGACAGAGTATTATCCCGATTCGGGTACACAAAGGCTGCGCTGACCAACTCGCCAGGGTGGCTGTCGGCTACGGCTGATTATTATCGTGCATGGCAACCTGACCTATACTCACCAGAGCAGCAAGCGGATCTATACCGCAAACTGTCTTGGGTGCGTGCTGCCGTCTCAACGGTGTCACGCACGGCGGCACCCGTGGGTATATCAGTGCAGCAAGAAGAGGGCGAAGAGCTTTCCGACATCCCATCACATCCATTCGAGGTGCTGCTACGTCGCCCAAACCCACTGATGAGTCGCTTCGAGCTAATAGAATCAACACTCAGCTACTACTCGCTTACCGGCAACGCTTACTGGTGGCTGAGTAAGGCGAACGAGAATGCGGGGCCAGACGAGATATTTGTCATACCGCCACATCAAATCCGTCCAGTTCCTGATGGTCGCTCATTCATCCGTGGCTACATGTACGTTGTCGAGGATGGTCAAGAAGTACCGCTAGAACCGTGGGAAATATGCCATTTCAAAATGTTCAACCCCAGCAATCCATTTCTTGGAATGTCGCCGGTCGAGTCCATCGGTATTACTGCCTCTGGCGATTTGGCCGCACAACAATGGGGCAGAAACTTCTACGCCGAAAACAACGCAAAAACGCCAGGGGCTTTGGCATTCGCAGATCCGATTAGTGACCCTGAGTGGGAAAAGATAAAAGCCGACACTAAGGCACAGCACGGCGGTATGAAACGATCAATGATGCTGCTGCGCAACGCTGGGAGTAGCGTCAACTGGGTAGACATGTCCATCACTCAAAAAGACATGGCTTTCCTAGAAACTAGGCAATTCAGCAAAGAGGAAATCTACGCCGTATTTGCGCCAGGGCTTACCAGCTTGCTTGACCCGAACAGCACCGAAGCCAACTCCAAAGAAGGCAAAGCGACCTTCCTCGAAATAGGCGTCTGGCCCCATCTGGTGGCAATGGCAGAGAAGATCACCAACGATATCCTGCCCAGCTATGGCAACAATCTGGTAGCGCAGTTTGACGACATCCGCATGAAAGATCGCGCCGTCGAACTGTCGGAGCAGGAGGCATTCGCACGTACGCACACCATTGATGAGGTACGTGCTGAGTATTACGGCCACGACCCGATAGGCGACGAGCGTGGCGAACTGCTGATAGCCGAGGTCGGCAAGGGATTGACGGTTGCGGAAGAGGAACCGGAAGAAGACCCACGGGACATCGACGTGTCAGCAGAGTTTGCGCAGCTACAGGATAATCTCAGCGGCGAAATCAAGGCACTTATCGAAACGTCACTGCCGCCAGAGCCGCAGCACATAGTTGTCGAGAATCCGCCGACAGAAGCGCCGACAGATGACCCGTTGGCGGCTAGGCGTACTGACTTGCAGGCGTGGAGGCGCAAGGCCGTCAAGCGTTTCAAGGCTGGCAATGGGGTATGCGACTTTGAGAGCGACCATATCCCCGAATCGCTATCTGACGCCATCAAGACGGAATTATCCGAAGCTGACACGGTTGAGGGGGTCCGTGCGGTATTCGATGATTTTTTCTCGACGCACTCTCCATAAAGTCGGAGGGGACGGTCAAGGAGTACGAAAAGCGGGTTGCTGAACTTGTTGAGGATGTGAGGCTAGGCGCTATCACTGAGGACGAGTTTAGCGAGTCGCTGAGGGAGGAGACCGCCGCGTTTATTCTACTGCTCTTCTTGCTAGGCTCGCACATGAGCGAATCCAACTTGACCACCGCAGAGTTGGCGATAATCGCCACACAGCAGCGCATAGCCGCCAGGAGTGCCGCAAACTTCGGGCGTGACATCCTGTCTGGTCGATACGAGACACCGGACCATGAGGCAGGCGTTAGGCGGGCGCTACCGGCACGCATTGCCCTATGGGTAGCAACTATGCGCGGAGTGGCCAGCGTAGCGCAGACATGGCGACGTGATGATCCGCTGCTGATGTGGGTGTGGAATCCGGTCAAGGAGCATTGCGACGACTGTTTCAATTTCAACGGCCAAGTGCATCGTGCTAGCGAGTGGCGGCGCATGAGGATAGAGCCACAGTCCAGACTGCTGCAATGTGGCGGCTGGCGGTGTGGGTGTAGATTTGTGGAGGTGTAAATGCTAGGCATCAAAATAACCGGCGAAAAACTCATAGACGCCAAGTTCAAACAGCTTGAAAGCGCCGACGCCTTTGAGGTTCCCATGCGTGACGTGCTGCAAGACCTGCGAGCCGATGCCCAGGACTACCCGCCACAGTTGCCAGCACAGCGATACATCCGCACGCAGACGTTGCAGCGCGGGTGGTTTCTGCGCACCATTCGTCAGAGCACCACACTCATCGGCGAACTTGGCAACCGTGTGCGCTATGGCGGCTGGGTGATGGGGCCAACCGACCAAGCTGGCGTACATCAGGGACGATGGCAGACCACACGCAGCATACTGGACGAGCATAAGCGCGCAGCGCTGGTGCATTTTGAGGGCTGGACGCGGAGGATCATTAGACGGTGAAAAACAAGGACAAACCATGAAAAGATACCCAGCGCCAAAGCCGAAGACTTTTTTATCAAGTCTTCCGCCGCCGCCAATTACCAAGTTGCCAACATCTAACGAGCCGCCTACGTTGCCGCCTAACTTGATGCCACAACACGGCAGGCGCAATGTAGGGCCAGCACAAATCGTCAGCATTGCCAAGCATCACGCGAATGAGATTTGTGCCGCTGGCATAGAGAACGATGGGCATGAGCAGCGCGTAGCAAGGATGCAAGACCGATTGCTTGCAATGTTTGCAGAGGCAATCGAGGCCTACGAAGATCGCACCGACTTACTCATAGAGGTATGCGAACATGGGTGCAGCATTAATCCTAATTACGGGTTTGTGACTGCCGCGGGGTGTCCAGACCATGACTGACAAGTTGACAGAAATCAAAGGTGTTACATTTTTTCTACCCGTCGATGTAAAGCAGAACTATGAGATTGCACCACAGCTACATGGTGAGGAAACCGTCTATCTTTTGCGGCGGTGGCTTGATAAGTATGTGCCAGAGCCAAAGTTAAGAGGGCAGTTAAACAAATTCATAGAACAAGGCAGTATTTCAAAACTGCGCGTTTTGGTGCGTCTTGGTCAATGGTCGTTGCCGATACTCTCACTCGCTATGATCGCTGCCTTTGCTCCATTGATTACGACTTTCATATTGTCCGTGGTAGTTCTGCCTATTCAGTTGATGATGTGGGTATCCATGATTTATAAGGTACTCATATTCAGTGGTGGCAAGCTGGCATTAGGGCTAATCGAGGAAATCCAGAGCAGTGAAAAACGCAGTATCGACTAGCCAGAAAAAATGTGCTATAATAGGGGCAGAGTGCCAGATACCCGATGGGTATGTGCTGGTGCTAGAGTCCGACTACAACAAGCTGTGCGCGGCGGTGATGACGATGTATCAGTCAAGTGCCAGGGTGCTGAATCTGCCGCCACTTTTGACCAGGAAGCAGCAGAAGAGGATGGCTAGCGATGGGTAAAGATTCAGGCGGCACAATTGAAGCCCCCGTCGAACTTTTAGCTCGCCTCGTCAAGGCACTCTACAATGATGATGGGTGGAGCAATGAGGATGTGAGGCAGGCATGGATTGATGTTGCCAGGATCATGGATAGCGCCAGCGACGAAATAGAGCGCACGCCCGAAGCCGCAGAAATGTACAGAGTGATACTCCGCCGAAACTGACACCTAGCTATCATTAGCCTGACAATCACATAACAACACCGACACGTGAGAACGGGTAGGTGAGGATTATCGAAAGATAGTCTTCGCCTACCCGTTTTTTATTTCCATAAATCAGAACGTATGAGCGACGTAAACGAAGAAATTATCCTGCCGGTATACGCAGTCAAACGAGATGACGGCGAATGGGAGCTTGAAGTATTCGCGGCCCCCTACGGCAGTCCAGAGGACAGGGATTCGCAGGGCGAGTATTTCAGCCATCGAACAAAGTTTCATCTGGATAAATTCAAGCCTGCCGCGGTGTCATACCACGGCTACGGCGAGGATAGGCGACCATCGCCACGACCTGAGTACATCGGGCGCACAGTCAAAGCCGAAGAACGCAATGACGGCGTGTGGCTGCGTGTGATGCTCGACAAGGCCAGCAAGACGGCGGCGCAGCTATGGACATCGGCCAAGACCGGCGCTGCAAAGCTGGTGGCCAGCAGTGGTAGCGTAGCGCATTTGGTGCGAACCGCAAAGAGCGGTGAAATCCTCGAATGGCCGATGGCGGAAATATCCATATGGGAATGGAAGCCAGGGCTTAACCAGTCGAACAAGCGTGCGGTCGCATTTGCGGCCATGAAAGCAGTCTATGATGAGGCGGGGCTTACCCTGCCTCTCGATATAGAACCAACGCCAGAGGCAGCGGCAGATAGTGCGGACGGATCATCCGCAGAGAGTGGCGCGGCGGCGAAGGGCGAGAGTATTGACAAACATTTGGAGAGTACCGAAATGGGTAAAGAAACTACAGGCATCGACATTGATGCCATTGTGCAAGGCGCTGTCGCTGCCAACATTGATGAGCGTGTGCAAGCGTCTGTCACTGCTGCACTGAAAGCCGACGCCGATGCACGACAGGCAGAGCAAGAGCGAGAAGCGGCTGTCAAGGCGCAGATTGAAGAGGCCGTCACTAAGACCGCCGAGCAGTTGGCCACAAAGCACGCCGAAGAGCTAGAGGCCGCTAAGAAGGAAGCCGCCGAGGGTCGTCGCCTGCCGAGTGGCACCGATGCACCATATCAGGCGAAGTTCGGCAACGTGTGGAAGTATGACGATCTGAGCGAGGAAGACCTGAGCTTTGGCATCGGCATCCTGCAAGCCGCCAAATCCGCAAACCGTGGCCGGGGCGTCACCGAGGACATGCGCAAGGCTTTGGCTGTGCGCTTGGTGGATTCCACTGATGCCGATCACCGTGCCGCGCAGACCTCCATGAAGATGGCCGGTATGCCGATGAAGGCCAACGAGCTAAACCAGTCGACACTGGCCACGTTCGGTGATGAGTGGGTATCTGTAACCTACAGCAGCCAACTATGGGACAAGATCCGCTTGGCTACGCCTGTTGTGGCGAAGTTGCCTACGGTCACGATTCCGCAGGGCAGCGAATCGATTATCATCCCGATTCAGTCCACTAGCCCCACCTTCTACAAAGTGGCCCAGGCTAGCGCACAGGGGTCTAACCCTGGCCGTGTGACGCCAACCATCACAACTGACAAGCTGTCCACCGGCAACCGTACGCTGACCGCGCAGAAGCTGGGCGCAGCAGTCAATTACACCGGCGAACTCGAAGAGGATAGTATCATTCCGTGGCTTTCGGAATTACGCCGCGACATGGTGCGTGAGTCTGCCGAAGTCTTGGAGCATATCGTCATCGACGGTGACACGGACCTGTCAGCCACCACGAATATCAACGACATCGGCGGCACGCCAGCGGCGACCGACATCTTCACGCTGTTTGATGGTTTCCGCAAGCTACCGCTGATCACGAACACGCCGAACAGTCGCAGCGGTACAACCCTGTCCGTTACCGACTACCTAGAGACCTCCAAGCTACTTGGCCCCGCTGGTACACATGCGATGGACAAGCGAGCCTTCAGCTACATTGTTGACCCCAACACCCACTGGAAGACGCTTGAGCAGACACAGGTGCTAACGCAAGACCTGTTCAGCCAGCCGACAATCGAGAACGGTATGCTGACATCGCTCTGGGGGTCCGAGGTCATTAACTCTGCCAACATGCACCGCGCTAGCAAGAATTTGACGCAAGCTTACCTTGCTAATAGCTCTGGTTTGATCGACCTAGATACGCCAGCAAACAACACGACCGGCTCAATCCTGGCCGTGCGCTGGGATCAATGGCGGTTCGGCATGAAACGCATGATGAAGATCGAGGTTGAGCGAGACGCCATCAGTGACAGCAATCTGATTGTTGTCACCATGCGCGTTGGTCTCATCAATCGCGATAACGAGGCTAGCGCAATCAGCTACAACATCACGGTGTAACTATGACTAAGGTCAAGTTTTTGGCTGACTTTCGGGGTCGGCTGACGCAGGAACGCTTTTTCGAGGCTGGGGTGGCGGCGGAGTTCGATAACGAAACCGCTGACGCTTTGGTGAATGAAAAGCGTGCCGAGTATGTCAAGCCTGCCGCAAAGAAAACCACTACGAAAAAATCTAGCTGATGGCCTACGTGACACTATCCGATCTACGTGAATATCTTGGCCTAGAAACCGCCGACACCGGGGATGATTCGCTGCTGCAAACGCTCATCAATGATGCTCAGTCGATCATTGATGAGCAGTGCGGCAAGTCGTTTGAGTCGTCTGTGGATGCTGTGCGCTATTACGACGCGATATCGGACGTGAGAGGCCGCACCCTGCGCCTGCGTGATGATTTGGCGCAGATAACCAGCATCACGCACGGCAACGGTACATACACGCTGTCAGCGTCCGACTACACCACCAAGCCGCGAGACAAAGCCCCGTACTATGAGATTGTACTGCGCAGGACGTACACGCAGCCGTGGTCGTACAGCGCAGATTCAGAGGTCGCCATTGCTATCACGGGGCGGTGGGCATATAGCGTCACTGCGCCCCGTGCCATTGCTCGCGCAACTGAGAGGCTGGCGGCTTATCTGTACAGGCAGAAAGACAACACCGGCGACCTTGATCGGGCCGTTGTGGCTGGCAATGCAACGGTGTTGCCGCAACGGTTGCCATCTGACGTAATGCGGTACTTGCGACCATATCTACCGAGGACATAACCGATGGGAGTCTACACCGACTTCGTAACCAACATCTCCGGTCTCAGCGTAACGGGCGTCAGCAAAACATTTACCACGCAGCCATCGCGCCTTAGCACATCGCAATTGCCCGCCATGTGGCCACGAATCCCAAGCGGATCCGCTGGCAATGTTGTGCTGTGTGGTAGCGTGGGGCTTACTGAGGTCGTGTGTGAGTTACTGGTAGCAATAGAGCCTGTCGATCAGAGCAACAATGATCATAACTTCAGCGCGTGCTTGACCATTATGGATAACCTGCAAACCGCACTAGCGGCACAGATGAACACATACGGCATTGATCGGTGGTCGATGAGGCTGAGGCAGCAACTTATCGGTGAGACGGCATACTGGACGGTGACGGCTACCGTCGAAGGAAAATTATAGATGGCAGTTAGATCCATTCATTCAAGATTAATCGTCGGCACGTCTGCGGCGGCACTCGACTTCAGTGCGCAGTCAACCGGATTCACCATAGACGAATCAGCCGACACGCTGGATGACACCACGCTACAAGCTAGCGATGCATCATCGGTCGTTGGCGTCGTGTCGTCCACTATTACGCAAAATGGCCTGTGGCGGCAGTCAGACACAGATGCTACCGCCAACATAGAGCAGACGATGCAGCAGCAACTTGGGTCACAAACGGCCACGGTAGCGGCGCTGCTGGATACCACCACCGCCGATTGCCCAGCGTCTGTCATACCATCCGCAGGCACCGGCAGCATGGCCATAGAAATGGTGTCAGCCGAACTGCTGCGCATCAATGGCACATGGTCAGGTGGAGCCATGCAGCACGGCAAGCGCATCTTCGGCAGGCACTCGACATGGAGCAGCGGCGTCATATCCGCCGTGGGGACGCAGACTCACATTGACATCGGCGCTGCTGGTGCCTCTGGTGGCTGGATTCACGTATTTTTACAGTCGCTCACAGGCGCTACGACGGGCTTTGATATCGAGTTGCAGTCCAGCACAGACTCGATATTCACCACGCCACTGAGCGAAGGCATCACGACACACACGGCGGTGGGCGTGCAGTCTGTCCAGCTATCGGGTGCAGTAGAGCGGTATCTACGGCTCAATGTCCAAGACCTGGGCGGGGCCACAAACGGCACAGTAACGGCAATCGTCGTTGTCAACGGCGTGACTAGTAAGTAAAAGAGGAAAATAATGGCAGGAATAAAAGCCAACGGCAACGTAACATTTACGATTGATGGCACATCGTTTCAATGCGATCTTGGCTCAATTAACTACAACGCAGAGGGGCAGAGTTTGGACAGCACCCAACTTTGCGACACTGATGCAACGTCGATTGTGGGCTTCAAAACCCACACTATCGAAATGAATGGTAACTGGGACGTTGGCGTCGATACCGCCCTAGCTCCCAAGCTGGGGGATGGCACAAAGTACACAGTTGTCTTTGCCATCACGGATACCGTCGCATCGCAGACGGTGACATACACATGGACAGCCGCAGCAAATGTTGGTGGCGAAGTGTCTGCGTACAATCGGGCTGTGTCCACGGGCGAACTAATCACCTACACGGCAACGATTAGCATTAGCGGCTCACCGGGGCGCGTGGTGGCATAGGAGTAGTTTATGAAATGGCAATGTGATATTGAAGGTCTTGAAGACAACTGGGTTGACATCAACGAGGTGTGGACACTAGACGACATCGCAGAATTTTCAATGCGAGATATGCTGTCCGGGCTAAGGACCAACGCCGAGAAAGAGGACGAGGACGAGGGCGATGAAAATTCTAGCGCCCTAGAACTCTACGACGAACTTATGGTGATATTCCGCCAAGGGTTCCTGGGGCGCATCAAAAAATATATTGTTGATTGTCATCTGGTCACGGTGGACGGCGACCTAATCAGCGGCGCTAGTGCGCTTACCGAGGCAAAATACGGGCGTCTCGATGCGCGCATTATCCACTGGATGCCAAGAGCGATACAGGGGACCATTGATGAGGGCAAGACCCTGGGGGAAGGGCCAGGGCTGAACTTGTCCACTGGTACAGAAACGGCGAGTTCGTAGACGGCCCACCATCAGAGTTTTTATCGAAGCAGCTTATGGAGTCGTTCCCTGGTCGATTCATGAGCGAGATACGCGCAGAGGTTGATATCCTGGAATGGTGCCGCGTGTTCGTTGGTATTGAGCGTATCCGCGGCGTAGAGGAACGCTTCAAGCTCTTCTCGTCTGGCAAAGTCACCGAAGACGCCATGTCGGGCGACTGGGATGACTTGAGCGAGCATGAAAGACTTTTGCAGGAGCATGGGAAGTACAGCTAATGGCTGAACGATTAGACATAATTGTAGCCCTAAAGAACGAAGCCCGCCGCGGATTCCAACAGATTCGCGGCGATTTGCGTTCCCTGTCGCAGGATGCACAGAAGGCCAGCCAGGGCATCGGTGACTTTGCACCAGGGCTGCGAAAGGCGACACAGCAGGCCGACAAGCTAACTGGCGAGACGAAGGAGCAGCTACAGCTTCTTCGTCAGCAGGCGCAGGCTAGCGCCGCGGCATCTCGCGCCGATGCTGCGCGCTCTAACGCTACGCGTGCGTCGTTGCAAGTCGAGCGTGAGCGGTTGCGGCTGATTCAGCAACAAGGAAGAGCGCAGCAGCAGGCGGCACGGGCACAGGCTAGGGCGCAACGACAGGCGGCTAACGCCCAACGAGACTCCGCGTTAAATCAAATAGATAGCCTTGCTGGGAATTTATCTGGGGGCTTGGCAGGGCTTGGCGCAGCGGCGGGTATAGCTGGGGCGTTACAACTTGGACAAGCCGCATTTGAGCTTGCCGAAACAGGCGCGCAAGCAGAACGCCTGCGCAAGTCGTTTGACAATCTTGCGAAATCTGCTGGCACGTCAGGCGATGCACTGATATCGTCTTTGCGTGCTGCATCTCGCGGTGCGATCTCTGATTCTAATCTTATACTTGCCGCCAACCGTGCCAACCTGCTTGGCGTGGCAGATACGGCCCAAGAGCTTACAAAGCTTCTCGAAGTGGCTCGCGCCCGTGGTCAAGCCCTGGGCCTAACCACCCAGCAGGCGTTTGACGATATCGTGACGGGTGTTGGCCGAGAAAGCCGTCTGATCCTGGACAACCTCGGCATCATTGTTGATATCGAGAAGGCGCAGAAGGACTACGCGGCATCCATCGGAACAACGGCGGGGGCGCTAGATGAATTGCAGCGCAAGGAAGCTATCGTTCAGCAGATTCTAAGCAATAGTGTGCAACTGCTGAAAGACGATGCAAAGGCGGCTGGCGATAACGCGGAGGCTTTCGAGCGGCTTGCAGCGGCGCGGCGCAACTTTGCCGAGTCGGTGGGTGGTGATCTATCGGATCTACTTTCTGGTCCAGCAAACATTGCGGCAAGCGTAATCGAAACCCTAGACATCATTATTGATAAGGCGGGTTTACTTCAAGCGGCATTTGGGCTATTCACAGCCCAAACGTCCCCAGCTACTTTTGCTGACACACTGGTGACATCATTTGTGGCGCTCACTGATGAGGCAGGACTTACAGGGGAGCAGATTAGAAGGGTTGCCCAAGAGGCTGCAAGCGCCGACCGCGTCCTGCTGAATACGGCAAGCGCCACAGACGGCCTATCCGCGTCTGTCGGATCCGCAAATGCCGTCTTATCTGGCGCGGTTGGCTTCTTCCAGAACGCGGCGGCGGCAGCGAACAGTTATGCTAGCGAGGTCATATCGGCCCATTCCGCCATCGACAATCTGATATCTAGTACTCAGTCGAGCTTTGCGCGCACTGGCGCGGGGCTGTCGGACATCGTGGGCAGCGAACGGGCATTTCAAATAACGACTGCCCAAAACGAGGCTTATGAGGCTGGCGTAGAGGCACTACGTCAACAGGGGGTAAGCGGCGATGAACTTACGTTCAAGGCAGAGGAATTACGCCTAAAGCATCTTGGCATACTCAACAGCTACAAAGAGCAAGACCGAGCCGCCAAGAAGCTAGCCACAGGCGGCCTAAAGGCGATGAGCAAAGAGGCTGGGAAGGCCCAGCAAGAATTTGAGCAATTAAGCAGCAAGGTTGCCGGTATACTATCTGGCTCCCTTAATGTTGGCGTCGGCGTTGACTTCGACAAAATACTTGGCCGCGAGGATGCCGTCAACGAACCAGCCCGGCGCTTGGCAGACTTGGCCGTCAAGGGGTTCGATTCGCCGTGGGTGCAGTATTTCAAGGACAAATTCCCCGGCCTACTGGGTGGCGCACTAGATGGCGGTGGCGACATCAAGAAGGCCGCGGCCCAGGCGTTAAAGGACTTTGAGGATGGTCTGCGCCCCGAGTTGCTCGACAAAGAGCGTGCTAAAGAACGCGTACGCCGAATGCTTATAGGGGAGGCAAATATCAAGTCGCTGGCCGATGAAATCAGTCGTGAACTTGCTGGCGAACTAGGCAAAAGCACCAGTGAGGTCAGAGCGGCCACCGATCAAGCGCTTGGCATCGTTGGCTCACAGCCTCACTCTGTCCCCATTGTGCCTGACCTCACTGGCTTTCAAGAACAGGTGCAAGCTGCTTTCGTACCCCCAGACCCGTCAGCGTTTCAAGAGCAGCTAACCCAAACATTCAATTTGGCGTTTAGCGGCGGCGACTCTGGCGAAGATGGGCAGGAAGCGGCAGGCGCTTTGCGTGGCGGCATCATGAACTCACTAGGCGGCATCGGCATTGCCGTGGCCGAGTTCATCCAGACGGAAATCAAGTCGAAGAAAAGCGTCGATATAATACGCGAATCTGGCAAGTCTACTGGCGAAAAGCTAGTCGAGGGATTTGAGAGTGGCATCATAGAGTTGCCGAACAAATTCTTGGACAAGATTGCTGACTTGGTAACGAGCAGGGTCGATGAGCGGCTGACGAATAGGCAATCACTTGTGGGGGCGCAATAATGGCAGATCCAGTATTGAACGGAACCACCCTCCCCTGCCCGTCCGAATACGAAGAGACAGGCGAATACCGCCACTCTGAGCAGGTGATGGCGAATGGCTCCATCGTGCGCGATATCGTCAACTCAGCCAACAAGCGAGCATTTCGTCTCAAGTGGAGCAAGCTCACAGCGCAGAACAAGGCCGACTTAAGGACGGCATGGAACGCTACATTCATTAGCAGCACAGGCGTTGCATACAACGATTTGAACGGCTTGGGGTACACCGTGAAGACGGACAGCGAGATATCCAAGCTGGTATTCACGCGGCTGAAATCTGGTACCGAATTGTACGAATGCGAGATGAGATTGAGGGAAGTATAGGTCATGGCCTACACCAGAGTGTACCAAACTGGTTTTGAGATGAACGCCACCGAGGAATGGACCGAGGACGTTGCGCAGGGTATCGCTGTATCACCTACGGTGGTAGCTAGCGATGAGCGCACGGGGACGTATGCACAGCGCCACGCATCCGACACGATAGCCGCGGGTGGCACATTCACCGCAGCTACGGCGCTGCGTGTCCACGTCGGCATTAAGCACAGCGGGCTATTTACCGTGGGCCTTGGGGTGAAGGCGAACATTATCGGTCTCCTGTCCAACTCTGGCAAGCGCCATAATGTCGTATGGGATCGTGATAGCGGCGAAATACGACTATTCATTGATAGCGCGCAGGTCGTCGCAGTAAGCGCTGCAGCACCGCCCGACTTCACCACCACAGGCAGCTACCTTGAGGCGGGCGTCATATTTGAATCAGGGGCTAGCGGTTTTTGCACAGTCTACATTGATGGTGTCCAAAAGCTCACCTATTCGGGTGATACAGGCGATTCCATTGTAGGCGTCTTTGCTGGTGGGCGCTTTGATTCTAGTAACTCCTGGGCGTCCAATGCCCACATAGATGATTTCTATATCGAGACTTCGCCCGGTGGCGAGGTGGACGCGCCGCCACCATCTGAGTTCTTGGACTGGTCGCCAGTCAACGGTGCTGGCGACTCTACACAACTTACACTAGTTGGTGGAGCAAGCAACTGGGAAGCGGTGGACGACACGACGCCAGACGACGATACCACGCACGTCTTTGCGGACGGCGCTGGCCAGCGTGACCAGTACCACACCACCAACATTACCGTCCCTGTCGGCTTGGCAATTAAAGCGGCTAGCCCGACCGTCTTAGCCAAACGAACCAACGCTGCGGTTGATTCTCGCCTAGCACTCGGCACCGACGATGGCACAACCGAGAGGCTAGGCAGTGGCCTATTGTTGTCCACCGCTTATGGCATTGTGTTCGAGCGACAGCCGCTTGACCCTGACAGCAACTCTTGGACCGAGACCAAGTTGAATAGCTCGCAAATAATTGTCGAGGGGTCTGGGTCGTTCTAGGCGATGGCTGAACAGTCAAGAGTTACGCAGGCTGGCGTATACGTCTCCGAGGAGGGAGACAACGCCAAGGCCACTAAGGCAGGCATATACGTTGCTTATGGGCCACCAGAAGAGGCCAGGGCGACGGTTGCAGGCATTTACGTTGCCTATGGTCGTCTAGCTGAAGCAAGAGTCACCACGGCGGGTACATACGCATCGCTGACCAACCGCATCGAGCGCCAGTGCGTAACCATCTGGTACAACGACTTCAACGTAACGCCGTGGACATTCGGCATGGAGCTAATCACGTCCACCACGCGTAAAGACATTACGCAGGTCTGCGATACTGAGCCGGTCTACCTCCACATGTTGGCCAACTACAACCTGACAATGGGCGGCAAGTGGAGCAAAGAGCTAGACGATATGCTTGGGCCAGATATGATATCGGGGCAGGCGTTCAGGCGGGTGCAAATCAGGATAGAGATGCCACCGCATTATGTGGTTTGGTACGAATGGAGTAGCGCGCAGCTACAGCGGTACGGGATTGATGCAGGGCTAAGTATCGGGGTGGAGTGGGGTGCTAATCTGATTTTTCAGTCAGCGCCGAAGAGGACCGCGGATTGTTAGACATGTTATGCGCCTATGCTAATCGTAAAGCCGCTTATGCGAGATGGTGCGTCGGGGAATGCTGCAAGGCGTGCATACTCCAACAAGCTAATGAGTGCATCCACCTGATCGTAACTTGTTATCGAGATAACATCCCTATGGCACCCTTTCAGCGGTGCGTCCGTAATCTCAACGCAACCCTTAATGAATGAGACTTTAACATCGCTGCTATCACCACTGAGCTTTAACTCAACTGATGGCATTGACGGGTCTGAAAAGATATCGTGCGGTATTTTATCGCTCATAAATTAATTATACCACATGACCACTAGAAATATCGACGCACGGCTATTCGTGGACTGGGACTTCGACGGAACCTTTACCGACGAATCAGCCAACCTTATAAGCGCCTCCGGTGAATTTCGCCTCATTCCGTTCGGCGGCTCCATCTTCGCCAACCAGGGTATTGTAAGCACTTGCCAACTAAGACTGCACAATCCAGTGGAGGCCGACAGCGGCAGGCGCTACAGCAGCCGTGACAGCCGATCTGACCTGTGGAACCAGATAAATAGCGGCGGGACATATCACGTTCCCCTATACCTGGAATGCAGCATAGACGACGGAGCGAACTATTACCGCGTTTTCACCGGCGTCATGAAAGTGCCAACGGAGACTGGCGCATCCATGCAGGGCGTTGGTGAAATTCAGATTGACTGTCGGTCGAATGAAGAAAAGCTGTTGAATGTCCGTTTGTCCACGCCGCAGGCAACATTCAAGAGCAACCATGACAGCGGCGTTACTGAGTCCGATCTGATGGGACAATGGCTTGTGCAGGCAGGCTTGACAGCATCTGATTACGTACTAGATACCGGCATGTTCGATATCCCATTTGGCTGGCTCGAAAACGAATCAGTGATAGAGGCGTGCTGGTCGCTTGCGGCAGCTTGTGGTGGTCGCTTCTACTGCCGACCGGATGATGGCAAATTCGTCTATGAGAACGCCGCACACTGGTGTCATTCACCACACGACACGTCATCGCCCGTGCTGTACGACAAAGACGATTACGCACAACCGCGGCTGCGCTGGAGTGATAACGAGATGTACAACCGCGTCACTGTCCAGCCGACACCATACGAGATTGACCAGTCGCAAACACTATGGGAAAGTACGCAGACTTGGGACTTGCCAGCCAGCGGCACGGTAGACGTGGAGGCCGTCTTCAGCTCGCCAGCGTACGAGATTACCAGCGTGACCTACCATGCCACTACGCCAGGGGGTCGAGATGAGACTAGCAACGTCACCATAGCGCGTACCGACTTTGCGCAGCATATGGAGATGACCTTCACGAATACGATAGCTACCGACTTGTATGTCGTGAAAATCACCATCGAAGGCAAGCCCATTAGCTCACTACCATCTGCGATAGTCGAATCCACAAGCGCATTGACCTACTGGAACAATCGCGCAGGGCGCACACGAAACGTGTCAGGTAACAAATTCATTCAGGGCAGAAGGCACGCTGAATACGTGGCTAATCTACTGCTGGGCTGGCATGAGAAGGCGCGCTTATTCTTCGTGTTCGACGGCGTGCCAGGGGACGCACAGCGCCGCCTCGGCGACCGCATCAATCTTGACGACCCCGATATGATGAATAGCAGCGACGATGCCTTTATCACGTCCATAGGCTGGTCCTACGGTGGCAACAAGTTTAGCATCACCGGAATGGAATCCGTTGCGGCAGACACTTTCTACCCGAACTATTCCACTGCGACCACCATGTACTATTTTGTTCTAGGCACGAGCAAGATGCAGCCAAGCGTGGCGTCTGCCGATTTCGGATACGCTTTTTACTAGGAGTTGATCATGGCGTGGACTACACCGCCAACTTTTGCAAATAATACCGTGTTGCAGGCTAGCGAAATGAATATCATCCGCGACGACTTGCTCCATCTAAACGGGACCATTACAGGCGTCAACACGCCTTTCAGTAGTGCCGTGTATGGCTCGACAAACTGGACCATTGCGCAGGGCGCTTGGACGTTCCGTCGCATAAATCGCTACCTGCACTGGCGTGCGCGGCTAACTGATAGCGACACTGACTACTTTCGCATCTTCATCAATGGTGTTCAGCAGTGGTCCGATGAGACCGACCGCAGCAATCCGTTCACATATCAAAGTGGGGCGTCAGACAACATTGACCTGGATAGCTTAACGAGTATCACGGTCAATGTTGGCGATATTTACACAGTGCATACAGAAGGCGACTGGACAAGTGCAGCCCCACGGGAGCTAATCCTAGACTACCTGTGGGAATCGGATAGTACAACGCTGTAGGGGCGCAATATGGCAACGATAACAACTCAGCCGTGGGCCGAAGGCGATTTGATAGATGCTGTCGACCTGCAAAAAATCAGCGACGACCTGAATGCCATTCACGCGGAATCTGGCGACGTGCTGCGCCAGAGTGGTTCGCGGCAGACATACACGACTGAGGCATCTGGCCAGCAGATCGTAAAGGGCCACTCGCTGCGGCATTTCTTCCGGTACCTCATCTACAGTGGCACCGGCACTATCGAAGACCCCGCGGGGCTTGGCGACGATGTGTCGCTTTCGGACTCGGGGACCGACACCGGCATATATGATCTGGATAGTGTGTCTTGGCTGTATCGTGGCAAATTCTACCGTGCGGAAGGCGACGGCCTGCTGTGGTGCAGGGAGGTTACGCCGGACCTTGTGTGATAGTTATTGCAGCAGAAATCGCCCGCTCATATGAGCGGGCGATTTTCGTTCCCCTCATTATTTCCTCTCGGTAGCGTAGGGTAGACGTAGGGCATCCGTACAGCAATATATATTTATATATGGTATAATATATGCAGAGGGGCAAGCTGCCCCACGAAAAAACTTTAACAATTGAATAAGGAGCAGTATTATGGATATTCGTGCAATGCTCGACGGTACAGATGCCAGCCCTCAGATTGTCGCCATCCTCTCTATGATGAGTGATGACATCAAAAATCTGAAAGCTGAGAATAAGCACCTGAAAGATTTACTCGAAATTCAGAAATCCCAACCGGAAAAATCTCCGGTAGTCGCCACAAAGGCGGACCGACCGGAAGATGCGTGGAACTGGAATGAGCCAGCGACCGCCGAGGAAATAAGGGACGCAGAAATCGTTCTTGGAGACGATGAGGATTGCGGATGGGAGGAGGACGATCTCAGAACCGCAAAGCGGGTACTGGAACGGGCAGAGATATTCGGAACGATATAAAAAGTGGGGGCGAAATGCCCCTATTTTTTTGCGCAAAAATATTATCGAAAGGGAAATATCATGGAAAAATACGTATGGGAAATAGTGGACGAAGAGGACGGCACATTCACCATCCATCGGCCAGGGAGTGCGCCCGCGTCGGCAGGCAGCATGGCGACGGCACAGAAGAAAATGCTGCGCTCATACCGTGCCAAAACGTCATCATGGCAACGGCATGGGTGGACGGTGGAGGATGAGGGGGGCAGCGATACGCGCATCGAAGCATCTGCGCAACCACCGGACCGAGCAGATGCTACCTCCCTGCTGCTAAACTTGGACGCCGACCTCTACGCCGCCGCCAAGTGCGCAGCCGACGCGCAATACATCACCCTGTCGGCGTTCGTGCGCAACGCCATTCAGAACGCCATTCAGGATGCCATTGAGGAGGAGTGATACCAGGGGGGGCTGTGGCATTGCATTTGTGGCGTGCGTGTGGTATAATTGTGCCAACGAGGCTCTCGGATTCCACTCCTTGTGAGCCGTATCAACGATTCGATAGCGTTTGATTTATCGGCCGACTGTTTGGCGACTGCTGGCTAATAAATTGGGCGCTATCTATTTATACGATTGTTTTTATTGCGCAACAAAAAAGCCCCGCCGAAACGGGGCAATCTGCGCTCTAGACCTTGTAAGTTTTCGGAACATACACATTGTTAGCAATGCCTCTCCGGTGCTGCCGCACATGTGCTGTTCGACCTGATTGCAAATGCCGAGTGTGCGCCCTTACGTCATATTCATGACCATGCTTTACGCCCGCGCCCGTTGCATCTCCCCCCATTACGTCCCTTCTGATTCTGCATACATAATATGGCTTTGGGAGGTCGCCTTTGCCATTTCTGTCTTTTTTTCTTGGTTTAGGTTCCACCCTAAACACAATGGCCTCTCGCGAATTGATATAGTTAATACATTGAGAGACAAGGTTCTTTGTTTTCAAATCGGACACCTTGCCCACATCATCCATATTATCATATATGCGAAACAGCCTCACGTCTGAACCCTGCTCCCATTGCATTACATTAGAGTACTCCCCCCTGGCGTCCAGAAATATACGAGCGTTGTACAATATTGTTTTTCTCCCATTTGGAAACTGCACCTCGCCAAACTTATAATCACTACATCCCGCCTTTTTCTCTCTGTCAACCCCCCTCTCGGTGAATTGATCAGAGGACAACGTAAATGCGTGTATAGTAAGTTGAACGCGCCCTCTGAATCTAATATCAACAGGCCTATCAAATACTATTAGTGTCGGTTGAAAAGGAACAAGTGGATCAACTTCTGACGAGAAATCAGAAGTTATTTCGTCTACAACACTGCTGGGAAACAGCATCGGCACACTATCACGAACCGATGGCAGCGACTTTCGCCAACGGCCCTGGTATTCATAAACTAGATCGGCATATTCGTCGATTAGCCCCTGCTGATAATATCCGTCGTACGCTCTCTCTTTTTCAGACCTCTCTGTATCTGACATGCGATCATAAGCGTCAAGCGCGTCTGTTATTTTCCTTGCTTTTTTGTCGCCCAGGATTACCCCTCTTTTTTCCAGTCCGTCTAGCAGGTAATTGAGTCGCCTTTCAGTTTTTTCCTGCCATATTCGTGCATACTTGGCTGGTCTTCCCATCATCTCCCTCTCACCATCCAAATCACGGCCTGAATCAGCAGCACGACACCGAAGGCAAACAGTGCCGCCACAACGCCCTCGACACTCCACCCCTGCGCTGTACTACCGGGCGGAATCAGGCAGTCAATTCCTGCGCAGTCCATATTCGTACTCCTCGTATTCCTCATCAGCGTCACCGCCGACCGCCGCACACGCCCAAGCTGATACCGCCACCATAATGGAGAACAGCATGGCGATGATGGTTATGGCTGTTGTGATGGTCGTGAGTCGTCCCCTGCTGGCCAGGGTAGACCAAAATCCTTGCGCTTGATTTTAACCATGCGCCCATCTGGATGATGCCAGACGACGCCCTCGATTAGAATGGATTTAACTAGGTGATTTCGGATTTCATCGAATGTTCTCGGAAAATCCTTCATCTTATAATCGCCATGCTGAACCAATTTGTGACTATCCATTTTGTATGGGTTACCCTGCACCTTCGGCCCCACAAGCTCATACGTGCCGTCTTCAAGCGGCCAATTGCCAACGCTGGCAATTGCCTCGATGTGAAACTTGTCTGATGTTTTTTCGATGTCCACTTTCAACCAACCGCCCCAGCGCCCCGAAGTCGAATCGAGGTGTTCCGCCTGCGTCCACCCCGCAGGAGCGGGACGGAAGGCTGCTTCCGTCCATGTTCCCTTGTACCCACTACGCGCTAAACGGCTTGCCGACTTAGTCAGCCTGCGATCATAGCGTTTGTATAGGATGCCGTCACGCACCATACAGCAACTGCCGTCGATCTTAACCGTTGGTGTACCCTCGCCGTTGATGACCCACTCGGCACCCTTGGCAATCTCATCATGCACTTGGTGGGTGCCATCGTAGGCTCGCTTGAATAATGATATGATTTTTTTCATCGCTCGTCCCCACTTCCGCCGATGACGCCGCGGCGCTGGCGGTCGGCTAGCTTTTCGATATTCATCTCGGCAATACCTTCGAGCGATAGCTCTAACCGTGTGGCAATCTCTGCGACACCCCATAGCACGTCGCCCAACTCCTTCGCTATCGCAAACTGGTCTGCGCCTGTGACAACCCCGCCATTGTCACGGTGGATTTTCGCAAGCTTGCCTGCAACTTCCCCCGCCTCCCCCGCAAGCATTAGCATAGGGTACGTTAGCGCACATGTTCCAACTTTCGTGTTTAGGCTGGTGGTGTGTGCTGCTTTCTGATACTCGTCAAATGTCATCTGTAAATCTCCTATCACTATCCCGCCGCGTTTGAACGATTAATTAACGCGGCGGGGATGTGGCTATACACAAGTTCTATCGCATGGTTCCACCCACGCCTTATTCATCCACGCGAACACCATTGACTCTTCAGACGTCAACAGTGCCTCACCATCACGCCAAAGCCTTGCTTCCCTCACGTACATATCATCGGGCATCCAGCCACCCTTAGAACGCTGCGTGACCATCTTCTTGCTGAAGTCTGCGCAGCCGGTGCGAATCATCATGTTTACGCCCCATGTTGCTGGGTCTGGCTGCAAGAACAGGTCGATCTGATATTCGTTGCCATCCGTGGTGGACACCACGAAGGATTTCAGCTTGTCACCCCACCGCTTCTTCTCGGTGTACCGGATTTTACCGCCAGACATTAGTGAATTCAGATACGCATCTAATTCACTGCGCGATATGTCTGGAACGCCGAATAGATCCGTTTGGCGCTTCGGAATAGCGATAATCTCGATATCGCCTATCTCTGATTTTTGCCTGCGTAGACTTCCCGCAATCTCAATGCGATCACAGTATGGTGTCAGCCTATCAACAATCTTTTCGGCGATGGGCATGACTTGGCTAAATGGTCGCTTGGTTTTCATCTCGATTACTCCCCTATCTCTGCATTCATCGCTGCGCTGTGTGCGTCAACGGCGTTCATGAAATCAACGTCACGATGCGGCACACCAGCTACGGCATACGCACACGCATGGCGCTGGTCCTTCGCAATCTCCTTGAGTGCCATCTCAAGCCCCCGTTGCGCCTTGCCATTCCACGGGTGGGCCAGGGCAAGGTCTCGTATTTCGCTGGCTTTTTGTTGGTAGTAGGTCACGGTGCTTACTCCCCCCTGTGTATCCTTATCCTGCTCAATAGGGTACGCATCCACCTCGGCGCGTTACTTTCCCTGTACTTACGAGTTGACGCCCCATCGTCGTACTCAAACCAGATGATTCCGGTATACTGAGGCTCGCTAGTGTCTGCCGAGCCTTCATCAACGACGCCGCTATAGACGTTGTACGTAGACGCTGAAACGATTTCTCTATGCAGTACGCCGCTGCGCTTTCTCATGCTGCTTTCACCTCCACTTCCGCACGAGGATTCGCCTTATCCTCATATCGGTATGCGTGTATCTCGACAACACGCTTGTCGTCATCGTACAAAATGCCGCTGAGAGCGTCTAGCAACACCTTGAGCCTGTTGTCTAGGTCCCCCGACCGTTGCGGCCTGTACAGGCGCACCACGACAGCCACAGGGCATTCTAGCAACTCTGCCCCCGACGCCTTTGCGAGCCATCCCGCAGCCGCCTTGTAATCCTTCGCTTCCTTCGATACAATCATGCGCCCGCGGGCTTTGCGCCAGTAGCGATTAGCTGATACCGGATATGGTAACGTGATAGTCATAACACATGCACCCCCGTTGGCAGATCCACAATCCCCAGCCGGTCCCAACAGAACCAAGCGTATTCGGTTGAGTCTGTCCCAGCACCTACTCTGTGTCCACAATTTGTGCAATTGCCCGCATGGCTTAACGGGAAGCTGGACCCGCAGCCACTTATTTTCGGAAGTGTAATAATCTTCGGCCTGCCCTTGCACACCTTCACAAACGCTGGGCGCTTGGCAAGCGTCAACACATGCGTTGGTCGATTCTCCTGCCAGAATGACCGCCGCGCTTGAGAACCCAAAAAGTTCAGCCGCAGCAGGTAGATGACGGTCTCAGCCTCGGACAGTGACTTCTGCAGGAATGGAAGTGCCTGCGAAAATGGCGGATTTGTAATGATTAAATCTATATCAGCGAAGGTTGTCTTCAAGTAATTAACCCCCTCAGATAGTTCTGCATGTTCTTTGAATACTGGTTGTATCGCGTTGTAGATAGCACCGTCACCTTTGCAGGGTTCTAAGAACTTGAGAGTTCTTATCCACCGCTTATTCAACACGTTCAGCAGTGGCTCAAGTGCCTCTAGTGGCGTCATGTAAGCATCTTGCGCCACTTTAGTTCTGCCTCGGTTTGTACTACTCATAACCTACCTCCTACCTAAACTCCCTTTTGCACACATCGCACAACTGCAACACATTTCGACGTACCCGCCGATTCTGCGCCCACTAAGCCATTTGTGGGCGATGCATCCGCCACCCGCTCCTGCGAACAATTCAATGTCAAACATTTCACTATCTCTACCTCCTACACCTTCAAGAACTTAATCACCGATTCGTAGGGGACACGAAGCGATGCGTTCTGCCCATGTCGATTTCCAGGGCATTCGATATCCTTGTGCGTAACTTCAATAAAGCCTATCTTCAGCAAAGCTTCGCGGTGCCAGCCCGTCACCCACATTCGTTTTCCACCACGAATGTGGTCCTTGATGTTGAGGACAAATATCCCGCCATCCGTCAGCACGCGATGCGTCTCGCACCATGCCGCTGTGTGAAATTCACGATACTGTGGCCCCCACTGCATTTTTCCCGAATTGTCGTCGTGAAGCTTCCTGCCCAGCGCGTGAGTGTACGTGTTCCGCCTGCTGCTATCCCTAGCAACATGGCTATCGGCCATTCGGTTTGCGTAGGTTGGGCTGGTGCATATCGCATCGAAATACCCATCGGGCCACGGCAAATCAAGAGCGTTTCCGAGAGTAGTCCTTGGGTTCATTGTCGCCCACTCTGGTTCAATTTCCACGGCCTCAATGGCGGCGTTTGGTAGCCACTGATTCAGCAGGAAGACTTTCCCAGTGCCGCCAAACGGGTCTAGTATTCGCCTGCTCCCCTTAAGCATTTTTGCCATAGTCGGCAAAAGTGCGTCCGTGTATTTTGCTGGGTGTCGCACAATTTGAATCGCAGCGGGATTTTCTAGTAATCTCATGCCTGCCTCCCCTGCGGCTGCGTCGCGTTCGCGTGGTCCACATAGCTGCGCGGATCGTTTAGGTCTTGGCGGTCGATTATGGAATCCTTGACGGTAAACAGGCTCGCTTTTACTAACTGATTCAGCACACCCTCTTTACCCATCGTGTTTTTCGCTATCTTGACTCGCGCTTCCCTGCTGCGACCGCCGATCTCTGTGACCACTTCGCCATGCTCATCAACTTCTTTCGCATCGACAATTTCACGATGGATTAGCCCGACGACATTCACGAAGTTGGCTCGGTCTCCACTCCCCTGAATGTCCTCCTTGACCAACTCATCAAAACGCTTTTCCTTGCCTGACTTGCGCAACTGAGCCGCTGACACACCAACAATCTGCTCGGTCTCCAAAAGGTCTTTCCATTGCGCCGTGTCATCAGCAAGGCGTGCCGTCTGATTGCTGCCAAACAGCTTCATTTGCCGCGGGGACGCTGACAACTTGTCCAGGTAGTCGAAGACCAAAGCGTCACACATGCCGTCGCGGACAAGGCCGCGTACCTCTCGGCAAAGCTCATCAATATTCCACGCTGGCGTGTGCAGGTAATGGATTGCGCCGGGCCAACTCTTTAAGCGCCTCTCCGCGTCCATGATGCGCTGCTCTTCCACCTGCGTGAGTATGCCCGTCTTGAGCTTGCTGCGAGAGATACCCGTGTGCCGCACTATGCGCCGGTCGTACATCACGCCACGGTTTAGCTCGAAGTGGCTAATCGCTACCGTCAGCCCTTGCATAGCCCACCAGTCAGCGAACCCTTCGAGGTAGATGGTCTTTCCGGTACCACTGTCACCAGAGAGCAGAATCGGCAATCCTGGCTCGGCTGGATCTATCAGCGCATTCCATGAGGCCCACGGGTACGTGGTCGCCATGCCGCCCGTCTCGGTCACTTCTCTGCGGCGGTCAAGCACCCGCCAGTAATGTTCAAAAGATTCATCCCACGTTTGCAACGCGCCGTCATCCCGCGGCGGCTGAAGGGTTCTTTTTTCTTCTTCAATAAATGTGAATAATTCCTCTGGCTTATGGTTGCCGTAGGCCATCTGCATCAACTTCTCAGCCATGCGAATGTAGCGGCGGCATACGGCGTCACGTTTGACCATTTCTGCATAATTCTGAGCGTAAATGTGCGTCGGTGTTGTGTTGATTAGTTCCATGATGTACGAATGTCCACCGCACTCGTTCAGCGTGCCGTTGCGCTCTAGCTCGTCTGGCAACGTGACGAAATCGACGGGCTGACCGGACTTGTACAAGCTAATCATAGCCTCATACATCCACTGGTGAGCCTGACTGTGAAAGTCGCTTTGCGATACCATGTCGGGCAGGCTGGCGCAAATGTCGGGGTCTATCAGGGCGCTGCCTAGCACACTGCGTTCGGCGTCTAGGTTGTGGGGTAAAATCAAAGCTTCCATAACTTCCTACCTCTACTGAAAATCGAATGGGCTTGGAGCCTCACGGGGCAAGACTCGAACCTTTGGCGGTGCTGTTGCCATCGCTTCCACTTCTGCCTCGATATCTGCACTAAGCTGCGCCTTGAGTTGCTGAAAAGTGGGCGGCGTAGGGTTTGGCTGACCCTTCCATCGCCAGCAATTTGCCTCGTCGTAGTGAGCTTTGACGGCAATGACGGCATCGGGGGTAGTCTTGCCATTGCGGACGAACATCATGGCGACTGCCTTGGCGTCTGTGAGCGTGTAGCGGTCGTCTGGATCGTTCGCCATTGCGGTTTTGCCTGTAGCCGCTAGGACAGCATCAACGATGGCCGTGAGTGCCGCAGGGTCTACGCCGCGCTGCCGCGCTTCTCGGGTATCTTCGGGTGATTCTTGGGCAGGCTTAAATCCCAAAAGCTCACTTGCTTCGACTGGTGGTTGCTTGTATGGCGGCTCAGGCGGTTGCGGTTGCTGTTCCACTGCGTCAGCAGGAAATGAGGGCGGCGGCTCTGTCCCGCCTTCTGTTACATGGTAGAGATCACTCTCTTCTGATCTTCTATCTTCTATCTTCTTTCTTCGTCCGGTAGGTTCCGAGGTACGTACCTCGGCAGGTTCCTTAGTTGGTTCCCCGTTGGTGCTGGGTGAACTGGGGGTATCATCAGGCTTGGCTTGCTGTGGCAATGGTCTACCTTGCGCGTCGCATGTATCTGGCAAGCGTGTTCCGTTGCTGGTGGTCCAGTTGTATGTGACTACACTATTGCCGCCTTTGGGTTTGGTTCGGATGCGATCTTTCCAGCCTTCAGGCGCGGGATATTCTGATGGGTTCCCCCAGGTAAGCATCTGGTATCCCCACCAGTTGGTTAGCTGCGCGTAGCGTGTTCCGTCTGCTTCGTACAGAATGATTGTTTCGTTCTCGACTAGCAAATCGAGCCATTTGTCTACCGTCTCTTCGGTAACATCAGGGTCGGCTACGAAGATAGACCGCCAAAGCTCGAAGCTGTCTGCTTCGATGCGCCCTTGCCCATCTACGTGAGAAATAAGTCCTATAATGAGCATTCGTGCTCCCATCGGGAGACGTATTGTTTTGCCTCTGAAAAACTTGGGGTCTATCATTCGTCTTGACATATTATCTGGTTGCCGCTTTCGGCTCTCCTCCCCTCTCCACTTCCAAACTACACCCCATCGCCCGCGCCGTCTGCGCAAGCGGTGCCATCTGGTGCGAATACTGCCGATGCATCGCCAAGAGCTTCTCAGCCTCGGCCAGTTGCTGCTTCAGTGCCTCGTTTTCGCGAATGAGAACGCGGCACAGTTCCGTTAGTGATTGCTTACTGCTCACTGCTATCCTCGCATTTCTCTAGCGTTTCGCGCATCATCTGTTCGCGTTCCTTACTGCTCACTGATGCCTACTCCATGGGTATGGTGAGGCTTTTGCCCCAGTCGTCATCAAGCGATTGCAACGCCTCAATAGTCCTGTTCTGGTTTTTTAGCGAGCCGTCTAGGGCGTTTACGATCTGCGTCATACCGTTGCGATGCGCTTGCTCAAGTGCCTTGAGGATTAGCCCAGCGTGTTGCGACTCTGCCAAAAGTGCAGCCGTGGTTAGGTGTCCACCGTCATCATATTCGTTGGCTGTCTTGCCCTGAATGCTTTTGAGAACCTTATTCGCGTTCATTTTTCACTCCCGTATACCCGCCACGCGGCCACGAAGGCTACGACAGCGCCGATAAGCCCGTAGGCTGCGATTATTTCGTCTAAATGCTGCATGTTCGCTCCATTTATGTCATGCAAAACCCTGATTCGCAGGGTTCGTCAGTAAAATCGAAAGCGGTTTGATCGCCGCTCACTGCCTGTTCTAGCGGATAGCATGACCCATGAAAATAAATTTTGCCTTTTCCAAACTCGGCACGGCGGATGGGTCGTCCCACCCGCCTTGATTGCTATTCATTACTTTGATGGTGCATCGCGTACACACCCAGTACGGGTAATCAACCACGCGATGCTTATTGCCCGTGAACCATTCAAGGTAGTAATCTCGCTGGCATGAATGACACACTGGCTTCCCGCCATCGTTGGGGGAAAAATGCAACCCCTCGTTTTTGCTGTAGCACGAACCGTCGTGTCCGGGGTACATGTTGCACATGTACCCCATGTCAATGTCCCGACCGTCGCAGCACAATCTAGCCTCCAGGACGTGCTGCCCGTTGACCTCCAAGTGGGTGCCTGGAGGCGCTAGAATCCGATCAGCTATCACCCCTTCGTCTAAGATACCCCGCACTACACGGTAGTGTCCCTGAAAAATCCCCTTGCGGTTCCATCGGATTTCTTCACCTGTGGTTGCCCCGTGAAGGCGTGCGATAATTTCGGCTAACATTCCAAGATTTTCAATATCCGTTTCAACCTTGGCAGCAACTGGCGTGTCTTCCCACGCCAAACCTTCGTGCTTAATCCTAATTTCAAGACGTGTTCTCATAATCTCAATCTCCTTCTCGTCTCAATCATCCATCGCCGCCAGCGTGCGGCGGTATAGCGGTTGCCACGAGTGCTCGACGCCTGCCGCTGTGTGGTTCCTCTTTACTACTTGTGGTATTACTGGTATAATCACGCATGTATCTAGTCCTTTCGACTGATGCTGCGACGCTGGGTGCTGCTGACACCTCAGCGTCTTTTGTTTGGTGGCTACTCCGCAAACTCTTCTCGAAACGCATCAACCTCAGCGTCTATCTCGCTTGCTATTTTGCCAAGACGCTCTAGCTCGTCTAGGCATTCAAGCATATGCCCCTTGATGGGCTCATCAACACGCTCGTTTACGGCATCTCTGCCCAGGAGGTCCAGCGGGAACTCCTTGTCCCAAATGTCCCTGAGCAAAGACAGCATATCGTACTGGCGCTGAACTGCTCTTTGTACATGCCCAGCTACCGCATTATAGGTCACTAGCTTGGATAGTCGTGGGTACTTATTTCCCATAATTCCTACTCCTTATCGCTATGGGGCGACGTGTGCCGCCCCGTTGACTCGCTTGCTAGACTAAAAACATCAGATCGCCGCTCTCGTCCCGTCCCGCCTCGACCGCCGCTGCCTGCTGGGCGTATCGGGTGGCGATTTGCTTGTAGCTCTTGTCGTGCCACTTGCAGGTTCGACCCTGGTAGTCTGCCGCCCCGCTGGTCCCGTTGCCGTAGCTGACGGCCTTGCGTGGTGCGTTCAGGTCGTTGTGCCAGCCCTCTTCGGTCATCCACGGCACTTCGAGGATGTCGGACTTGACTGCTGGCTTGACTTTTACTGCTGTTTCGTTTACGTTACTCATGTTGCGACTCCTTTACAGTCGTTACCTTGCCCCAGCGGTTGCTGCCGCGTGGGGCTTTTTCTATTGGAACAAGTTCGTTTAGCGGTTACCGTCCGCACGGTTCTTGCTTGCAAAGTGCAGAGTTTCTACACGTGATGCTGCGCGAGTCCTCATGTCGCCAGCCATTGAGCGAATAGAATTCGACGCCTCCATTATGCCGTTGTCGTGAGCCAACTCTAGGCATTGCAGTATTGTGTATGGCCCTGCCTCAGATATGGCTTCGATCAGTCCTTCTACGTCAGTGTATTCTCCGCGTCTTTTACCCTCAAGTGCTTTTAGTATTTCTGTCGTACTCATAATCAATCCTTTCGTAGAACAAAAAACTCCGAATCTCGTTTCTGGGCCGAATGTCGTGGCGATGTACACACCCAGTGAAGAAAATGTGTACAAAAACATTCGGCTCATAAACCAAACTCGGAGCCATCTTCACCGCTTAGTGACCGCCACAGCCACCGGCTTTCGCCTAGTTGTTAATAGATATTGCAATTTATATAACTCACGGTTACAATATCTGCCTATAGTGTACATCATAAATGCTATTTTGTCAACCCCCCAGTTTTATTATATAATTCAGAGGTGGATAAATGGGAGATAGAATGGAGTTTGGCAAGGTGTCCTTTCAGCTTAGACGCTACATTGATTCTCTTAAAGAAGGTGAGCGAAATAGGCGCAGGTCGGAACGCAGAAGGGTTCCGACTAATAAGGACTTCTATGAACTTATCGGTATGACGGCCACGGGCTTTAGCCGCATCACCCAGAATCATGTTGATAGGATAGATAAAGCTCATATTGCGGCAATCCTGTACGTTTTTCACAAGCACGGTTTTGATACTACGATTGATGATTTCATGGTATATATTCCACCGGAGGTAGATGGATGACTACCCCCCCGCCCAGCCCCAGCCGTACCCGAACATGGAGCAGTTCACCGCGGCGACCAAGCGGGACGGGCGGTAGGAGGCTAGTCGTCCCACAATACCGCAAACTCAAACTTGAGCCAGTGTATGTATAGGCTGCGGCCTAACCAGTCGCCCAAGAAGGTGTCTTCCTGCTTGTAATGGTTGTAGCTGGCACGCGGCACCAAGAAAAGCTTGTCGTCTGGATTCCAGTCGATGTATGTATACAGCTTGCCTATCTCTATGTTAATGATTTCCGTAATCATGGTTTTTGCGTTATCGTTCTTGCATGAATAACATTCTGATGCTCACGCTTGAAAGCGACGAGCAAGGCTCAACCGTTGTGAGTGACGAGGTCTTCCGTGTGTACGGCTATGGCGACACTCAGCAAGAAGCTCTCTACGATTACATCATCTCCCTGCAAGAGTACTATCAAATACTTTCACGCCATGATGACTTGCCGACAAGGCGTCTTTTTGCTTATCTAAAATCGCACCTTTGCGCATGAACAATCGAACAGATTTCCTCTACGCACGCCCAAGCTTCACAGAAGGCATTGCCCGCATTCTCGACTTCGGAAACACCCTGAATGAGTACAATGATTCGTGGCTGTCCGAAGAGACAGACTTTCGGGCGTTGCAGTCCGACTGGGAAGTCATCGGCAACGACATGAAAGAGGCCGTGAAGCTGGCCGGTGAGCAGATTCATGTTCCCCCCGGCGACTAGCTATCCCGCTGGACAAGCTTCCGGTTTGCCGTTGCGAGACCGTTCACCACGTCGGCCAAACGCGCCTCGGTGTCGGTAGCCCTGCGCAATTCGCCCATCTTGAAGTCGTCTATCTCGGCAACCCAAAAGCTGCCGTCGCTCCCCTTGCACACTCGGATTGTGTCGCTTCTAGCGATATCGTCTATTCGTACTGGTGTTGTGGTCATCTGAATCCTTTCTGGGTTGAACGCTGGGCTTGGCGTTCGGTTACTTCGGCATCTTCGATGGCTTGGCGGTAGTCGGAAACTGCCGACACGCTGTCGGCAGTTTTTTCTGGTCTGCCTCCACCGCCCCGCTCCATGCCTGCCAGCAACTCACCGGCGCGTCGTTCTGCCCTCAGCTTAATTTCAGTTACGCGGTTGATGTCTTCAATGCCATCTTTGGATTGCTTCATGTAGTGCTTGAGGGCTTCCGCCTTGTCGCGGATATCCTTTACTTCATCGACCGTGTGGGCCTCTGCTATGGCGATCCGCATCGCTTCGTACCTAACCATCTGATCCATCTTTGTCAATCCTTCCCATCTTCCATCGTATTTCCCGTCGTTACCCACTCCGTCACCTGCTCTATTGTCAGCGACGACGGCGGCGTAATCGTCCCAGAGTGTACGGCGTGCAGTACGCCCAGGTCCGCCACCTGCTTGCGAAGCTCCTGGACTTCCGATTCGTATTCGTCGCGCATCTCCTTCAATGCGGTGGTGATGCGAAACTCCACCGCAGCTTTGTTGTCCGTCGCGTAGTGGCCCATGCTGTGTATGTCGGCGCATATCTGCACGCGCTCGTCGGACCATAGTGGCTCAGTCATGGCTGCAACTCCGCCTCATGCGCCTCCACGGTACTCCACGCGTCCGCAACCACGTCGTAGCCACTCATGCTAGCACGTTGGTCTAGCAATGCCTGCCCCACGCCGTCACGGCGTGTTTTGGTGGACGACGTGACAGCCTCCGGGGAGGTCAACTCGGCCAACTCCTGTTTCGCTATCGCCAACTTGCATTCCAAGTGTCTGCAATATGTCAGCAGTTGCGCAATGTGGTTCGCTCGCTGCTCGTGGTTCATAGGTCGTTAGCTCCCGAAACGACGGGCAGGCATAGGCCCGTCAACGCCAGTGTGAAAAGTGCTATCACAAATGATTCCATGCTGATTTACTCCTTCGCTAACTCCGTATCACGCACATACGCCACAAATGCAATCGTCCGGTTGCAGAGGTCGATTTCCGTCTGCAACTCCCTTTGTCGATCGGGGTGCATCTTATCGAACTTCTGCTGCGAGAACCTGCGCATGATTTCCGCTCTGCGCTCTTTGGCACCACCGGCCAGCGACTGGCGATCATCTGGGGCCATCTCTCGGATTTCGTGTTCACTCATACCTACCTCCGCGGGGTGAAATGGGGGACGGGCTTGGCTTTAGTGGATGCCGTACCCGTCCCGCCTGAAGGAAGAACTAGGATCGCCGTACCCGTCAGATCGGGCAATCCCAAAGGGCGGCTGCGGAATCGAACCGCCGCAATGCCTCATGCGCATCTGTTGGCATTGCTACCCAGTGCCGCCCATGTTTGCCGAGGCTACCGCGATTAAATCGGTAGCCTCGGCGTCATCCACTTGGCATCGCCCCACCAGACTCTGCCAAAACGGGGTGGGCGGAATTGAACCGCCAGCGTGAGTGGCCACACCACACGCCACACCTAGTCGCCCCTGCGCCAGAGCAATCTGTAGCAAAACGATATTGCTCTGACAAGGCTCATAGCTGGTACTATGAGCCTAACTCAACCTGCTAAAGCGAGACGCTTCCAAGCAATTCTGCTTTAGCTTTTCCCAGCAGCATAACCACGCTGCTAACATTCACCAGACTCCCTTGTAGTGATAGGAATCTACTCACCGGCTACTTTTGTTTCACCGGCTACTGGGTCGGGCGGGACTCGAACCCGCATCCCCTTGACGTTCTCAAGATGACTTACCGTTAATCGACCGACCCCCGGCGCAACTGGCACGAAAGATATTCCACTAAATTTCGTCGCTTCAATATCACCCATTCCATATTCCATTCTTTGATATATGAATAAATGTTTGATGGTTGAATACCAGTTGCGCAGTTGCGGCTGGCGTCCTACTCGCGCCAGCGAGATGTTGCAATTTGCTTGAAAGTTAATTGATATCGCCAGCCGCATGGCACGCTGACTCTCATCAGCGCCCCGTCAACGTCATCACCGGCGTGATGCTGTCGGCGGGAATGCTGCAAGCTTACTGTCAATCTTTCGCACTCTTCTTGCCTGCCTGCCTAATTGTAATCCTGGGGGTGGCACCTATCATTCTGACTACCAAAAATGTCAGGTTTTAGTAATAAACCATGTGAATATCTCACATTGCGTAGGGGGGGGCGCAGGCGCGATAATGGCGGTCCATTTCCCAGTTCGTCTCCATCGCACCCCTACGCCCCCCCCCATTTGAGACACCTAGCGCGACTAACCTAGAAGGAAGGTGTTTTATGAAGATACTCTCCCGTCTCTTTTTTCGCCATCCCCGCAACGAAGAAACCGTCGATGATATGCGATTCTCGGAGACTCCGAACATTGAGCCGATGCAGGGCTGCGATGTCTTGCTGCGCCTCATTCCTCTGTATTTAGAATCCCGCGCCGATAAAGATTGCAGTTCACGCACAATATCCAACTGCGTATATCATTTGCAACCGTTTGAGATATGGCTATCGGAGGCTGGCCCCACCTGCGGATGGGAACTGTCGCCTGATAGCTTCAGGCTGTACGCTCGCTGGCTGCGAGATGGATCGTATCTGACACGTTATGGTAATCCGCCGAGCCACAATAGCCGTTCGGCCTACCTGAAACGCTTGCGCCACCTGCTATCATGGTGCCACAAGGCGGGGTACATTGATGGGGACGCATCAGACTGGGTGCCGCAGTTACCGCAAAAGCCCAGAGAAATGCGACCGATAGACACCAGTACAATCGTCAATCTGCTGATGGCTTGTGAGACTGGTGGCCGTGAAAACCTGCGCCCCAGAAACAAGGCTCTAATCGCTATATCGTTTGCAACTGGTGCACGTCGTGAGGAGATTTGCGAGATACTGATCCGCAATGTAAGTTTCTTCGATGATGGGAGTGGAACTATCTACCTGCAAAAAACCAAAGGGGACAAACCCCGCACTGTGATTTTTGGGCCGTCATCTGGCAAAATTCTAAAGCTCTACATGGACTCTCTTCCTTCTGGCAGAGAGCGCCTGTTTACTGTCCATCCGGAATCGCTATGGAGAGCGGTTTCAGCCCTGGTGAATCGCGCCAACGTTCCTAATAGCAACCTGAATGACCATCGCAAGTTCTTCGCATCGTACTGGTACATGAAGTATCCAGAGGAGGATTCACCCGACAAATTTGTGCTTGACTTGCAGCTGGGCCATGCCAGCCGAACCATTCAGCATCGGCACTACGTCTTCATGAACACTGAGAGTATACGCAACTTCTATATATCCCCGATGGAAGACCCCGTAGTTACGCAGTATGTATCCGCGCTGTAGGATGCTTCGCTGTATATATTTTTACACTTTCAATATGGGGGAAAGTTTGCCTATTTCTTTGGGAATATCCCCCATAAAACTTTCCGAAAGGGAAAGTTGACTAAAACAGGCAAGAAAGTGTAAAAATGTAGTCCTTTTCGATAAAAATTAAATATTTCGGGGCAACACCAGTAGTCACCCCTGATTGTCGAGATTGACACTCGACATACTACTGTGATACTATCTTGGGCGTCGATGAGACACCCAAATACCTATTCTGTTGTTAAAGTACGAGCCGGTGTTATGGCACTGGCTTTGGACTAATTGCCCCGCTCGATTGAGTGGGGTTTTGTTATTCTATGGGCTTACTTCTGCTATGGGGAACGCCTAGAGGAAATGTGAAGTGACTTATCGTAGGCGCTCAGTCTGCGTTGTCTATATCGATACCGGCGTGTCTCTTGCCAAAGTTCTACGCTAGTATCGGGGAAATCGGGAGTTGGCTTAATTGTAACATACTCTTAAGCTACTCCGCGAGTCTGTCAACTAGGCTGTATTACAGTTTGGTTACAGTCTCGCTTATCAGAAAGTCGTTGCGTCTTGGGGCGTAGCGGCTTTTTGCTTTCCGCTACGCCCTAGCAACGACTATTTGTCTAGCTCAGTGCTAGGGCCGCTTCTTTTCCCAAGACGTAATCCCTCACGTCATTTTCATCAGCAAGCTCTATCAGTATCTTCATGAGCTTATTTCTGCTGAGAGTCGGGAACATGCCTAGCAAGCCTTCTACTTTTTTCTTTTCCGAGTCAGTGACACGGATGGCGTAGATGGTTGGCTTATCCTCTTGATCTGCCATATTTGTACCCCCCTTAAGTTGGATATTGAATACAATGTATTCTATTGTATCATGGGGAAGTCAATTGTGTCAAGCCCCAAATTTTGATTGTCAATGTGTAATGAAGAATGCATCAATTTTGCGAATAAGGAGATCGACATCTGAGTGCCTTATGATAAATCGAATTGCTGCCGCTCGTGAAAGGTTGTACCTTTCACTAACCATGTCGATTTTTTCAGCCTGAGAATCGGTGAGCCATACTCCAACATACTCTTTTTTGGGTTTGTACCCAGGCGCATCAACCACAAGGCGCATTTCTTCTGGAACATGAACGGAGTTGACCAGCTTGTACCCCTTGCTCATGTACTGGGAGATCCACCATCTTTCTCTGGCGTCGGCCTCTGCCCCGTATACGGTTTCGATAATCTCCATTTCTGGCCTTAGTCCTCGCTGCTTCAGGCTGTAAACCCACCTCTCTTTTAGTGAGTTCGTGAGGGTGGTACTATGTGCCTCAAGACGCGCTTCTGGGTCTGTTGTTCGGCCTACGTAGCAAGGGGTGCTGTCAGATGGGTCTTTCAGGATGTAGATAAATTCGGTATCGTATTGCATATAGTTTACTCCGTTTGACAAGATGGTTTACCTATGGCACTATTTTCCATTGTGTGGAAAAAGTAATAATTGCGTACAGACTTCCCCCCCCTTTGTGATACCATATATGGGTGATTCAGTCCGTCCGCTCTGTTGGTAAACAAAAAAAACCGCCAGTTGGCGGGTCAAAGTTGCACAAATATTATCTGTCTGGTAGTATCCAAACAGTTAACAAACGCAACGGTTGTTGTCGCCAACCTTAGCGTTTTGCTTATTAAAGCCTCTTCTGCGCTAACAGAAGGGGCTTTTGCATTGGAAGCAAAGCGCCGCGTGATTTTCGATTAGTGGGGATTGCTGCGTTGCGTGAGGATGACGGCCCCGATGTGCGACCATTATATCATGCTGTAAGGTGTGCGACAACTAACCGCTTGCGGATGCGCGAACATGCGAGCTAGAATAACGCCTCGACCAACTCCGCGGCCCACGGCACGTTAAGCGCGAGCAGGCCGAGCAAGGCTATCAGCACGCGGCGCAACATTCTCTTGTCGAGCCTCATTGCGCCTGTGCCTGTAGTTTCTACCATCACGTGGTCTGAGCCGTCGTGGGTTACGCGAATTTCCAAGTAGCTATTGCGTTTTGGTGGTTTTTGCTTTATACTACTCATGAAGAGTTAATTCCTTTCATGGAATGGAATACCGTCGTGGGCTGACTCCCGTGGCGGTATTTTTTATGCCATCGGCTCGGTTGCCGGTGGGCTTGGTTCGGATTGCGTCTGTTCAGGTTCGAGCAGCCCCAGCGCGGAGAGGATTAGGTAACGTGCGTGCTGCACAGGCTTGCGACAGTTACGCCACGCTTGCTCTTGCAGGACCATCATGTCATCGTCACTAAGCCCAACTCTTATATGTTTTGTCATGCTATCGCCTCCCTTTAATTAATTGTGCGTTACGCCTACATTGTAGCGGCGTTTGGGCCGAAAAAATAGGGAAGAAATTATTTCTTCGGATGACTTGGGGTATAGTTGTCGCCATTCTTAACCGCTTTTCGGAAGCTATCCCACGGTTCGGATACTTTTTGGGGGTCTTCTGGGTCTTTGCGGGTTTCAAAATGATAAAGCTGCTTCCATATCTGGAATAGCTCGTTGCTATCATTATTGCTGCCTACGGGCATATTCTTGACGTTGACCATTAAGTCAAGCCAGACATTGCAGGCATACGCCCTGCGACCAGGGGGCTTTCGTTCTCGCGAAGTATCCGCTTCTGATTGATCTGCAATCCGTTCAAGGAGTTCCAGTTGTTTCTGATCACGCCTTTCGCTTGCCTCTTTCTCCTTTTCTTCTTTCTGTTGTTGCCATCGCTGCTCTCTAGCGATGGTTTCAGCAACTTCTGAAGCGAATCCGCGCTGTGCGCTTGCAAGATCGGACCTCGCAAGTTCGTCTCGCGCTTCTTGAAGCCGCCTAGCTTGTTCAGCTATGGAAGATAACGATTCGTTAGCCGCGTCTATTAAGGGGCTAACATCAACGTTCAACTCTCGGCCTGTAACCAGTTCATATACATCGCCGATTGATATTCCTTTGTGTTCTTCTGTGCCATCATTAGCTGTAACCGCTAGCCGCAGTTCTTGTGGGTCTAAGCCTAGTTCGGTGCCGATCTGTACAAGCATATCCATCGACACCCCCTCGCCAGAATCCATCAACCATTGCACTAATTGCTTTTCAGATATTTGCTGCCCCAGTTCTGTACGTGCTTGAGTTACTAACTCCTGCACTCTATTGTCATTCTCGGACATGTTGCCACCCCTTGTAGCTATGCCGACACTGGGCAGGCGCATTCTTGCGAAGACCACAAGGCATGGTGTACGATGCGCAGGCAACAAAATAGCCCGTGCGCAAACACGGCAAATACCTTCGCAAAAACAGCCCGCTGCCCAGCGTTTCGGCTGTTTTTGTTTTAATAGCCCCATTTTAGCATACCATTCCACAAGTCACGCTCTGGCCGAACGGTCGGGGCGTTTTGCTTTTGATGCGGGGCGCAATAAGGGCGCAAGTCGAAAACCGAACGAAAACCGAACGAAAACCGAATTCATCCACGCCCCAACAGAAAAGCCCCTCCTGCGATGGCAGAAAGGGCTTTTCTGTTGGGGCTGTTTGCTCAGCTAAGGCACGATTGCAGGTAAGCGAGAAGACGCTGCGTTGGCCGGTCGCTATGCCTCGATAGTATCTGGAAGTATTCTTGCAGCGAAGTTACGTAGTCGTGGATAGCTTCGCCAAGAGTATCCCCGCAACCATAGACAAGTGATATATCGTCACTCACGATTATTTGCCCGTGTTCGTCTCGCTCTATGGTGGTCATTTCATCCTAGGTCCAAAGGAAATGGGGGGCTATGCACCACATCCCGAACGATGGCAGGCTTCTCTTTCAGATTTGGCGGCTCCGTGGGGGCTGCTTGCGCGGAATGCAAATAAAAGTCGCAAATATATTCGATGGAGTCGTAGAGTTCTTCTAGGCCTTCGTCAGGGGTTTGCAGCGCAATCATGATGCATTGCAATCTCAGCTTTTCGATAGTCTCATTTTGATTATCGGGATTAGACCTCTTTGGCGGCTTTGGTGGTGAATCTAACCTACGTATGACCTGCCGAATAACTCGCAACCATGAGCGCGGCTGAGGGCCAAGGCTGTCGTAATCACTCTCGGTTAATTCATCGTACAAATCAATTAGTGACTGCTTTAGCGCCAGTGTAGCCTCTACCTCTGTCTTCCCTTCGCCAAACGCCTCGACTTCGGAAAATGTGGCGCAGAAATTATCCTCGCCTGGGTGCTCCTCAATCAAGATTAGAAGAGGTTCGTTTAGCCGGTATCGCTCGTCATTCAGGTCGCGGATCTGTATATTCCACTTGAGGCAATCTGGCACTTTTACTTTCTCATTCATATTGCCCCAACTATACACCATCCACCCCCGAAAAACAACCGAAACGCCCGTGCTACCAACCATTACGAAACCCTGTCAATGTGCGAATTTGCGCGGCTGGTGGATTTTGGGGGGTTGACAGAATGAATACAATTTGATACAATGTATTCATAAGTAAACCACAAGCCCCAAGCGTCAGAAGCGCTGGGGATAGACTAAGGAGTAAATCATGAGTAAAGCAGCAACCTCGGTAGTAAGCCCCAAGACCAAGCAACCACAAGCGCATAGCAGTGATTTGAGCGAGCTAAAGCAAAGCGTGGAAACGTTAGCGGAAGAAGAAGGCAAGACGCCGCTAGAGATGATTTCTCAGCTACAGGCGGCGACAGTAGCTACCAGCAACGAACAGCTACTAGACGACTTGTGTGAATTGAAGTGGGAGTACATTTAGATAGTAGCGCAAGCGGGAAAGCCGCCAGACATGCAGGTCATGGCGGCTAAACGAAACATCCCCAAGTGAAAGGAAATTTCAAGATGAGTATAGCAAAATCAACACCAAAACGTCAAGTGCATATAGTGCGATGGAATGATTCTCAGCGATGGACAAAACCGTTTGCGGCGGTGATCAGAGAAGTGTTACCTTCTGGCGCTATGGCTATCGTGGAGACCATCTATCGCGGTGCCGATGTGTTGGACGCTGCTGAAGCGGCCTACGACTACGCATTCGAGAATGATATGCCAGAGGTTCACACTGATGACATCCTGTCTGAACAAATCGAATGTCAATGGAAGATTGCTGGTTATGAGGCGTACGTAAGAGGAGTGCCTAGATATTTGGTAATCAATCATGTCAAACGTCAAGGCTGGGACGCAGCGTATGAGGATGATGCCCGGCCGTATCGGGTAATGGGTTGGCCAGTGGGCCAGGAGGCAGGAGTATGAAATTTGTATCGTTTGACAACAGGAGAGACTTGGAGTTGTTCCCCTGCCCGTTTTGCGGAGGGGAACCAAAGGTGAAACACATCGGCAACGAGCATACTAAAAAAAGAAAAATAGAGGTTAAGTGTTCTGTATGCCGAGTTCAAAGAACAGATGCAGCAATCCACCACGGGTTCGAGTGGCTAGAGAAAGTGGCAGTAAAGAACTGGAACCAGCGGCCAGTAGTAAGCGAGGAGTCGGAAGCATCATGAGTGCAGTAATGATAGCCCGCGGCAAAGTGGACCACGGGCAGACACTAATCGAGTGGATGCAACCAGCACCAGAGCCAGAAGCCTTTGTAGTCGAGAAAGACCACTACGACAACATGGCGGCGAGTATCGAGGTGGTGGGCGGAAAATGGTACGTAATGATACGCGAAGTTCACCCGTGTAATGGCTACGAACACGCCGAGCGCACGCTTGATGCGCTCATTGCAATGCGAACGAAAGATTTCAGCGAGTCCGCCTTCGACGGTGGACCAGTAGACGCCAGTGAATGGCCTTTCCAGGAGTAAATCATGAGTACAGATATCGTAAAGATGCCATCGACTGGCATCATCCAGAAGATCGGCAACCAGGAAGAGCGCGGATATCTAGTCGAGGTCTACGCAGGGATGATGGGGATTCCCGCGTCCCAGGCCCACAAGACAGAAGTGCAGGCAGTGTTAGGGAAAGCTGTACAGCGTAGCGTGCAGTATGGCTGGCAACCAGGGGTGCATATGCACACGGTGGGCTTCTGGCGCAAGGCCCAGCAAGGTGAGACGCCAGAACGGCAAGACGGCAAGGTCTACTCCATCAGCCTCATTGACGGCGAAAAGGCATGGTGGGACAGCGCGGCACGCTGGCGTGACGAGCGAGGCATCGACTGGACGCCGAAGTACAAGCCGATGACGGAGGCGGAAGTCAAGCGCGAATGTGAATTGCAGAGTATGCCATTCAATAATGGCTGCTACGGCATCTACTGCAAGATTGTCGTCAAGAACGAAATCGACAACATGCTTGACATGTACGGCATTGATGCAAGCACGCCGGTGATGGATCGCATCAAGGTCGTCAACGCATTGATTGATGAGATACCGTGGGCGTCTGGCGTCTACACGGGCAAGAAGCGGTCGGGCAAGTACCTACAAGACGACAATCTGCCGACCGGCACATCGGCCAAAGACGTTGCCATGCGACGTGCTGGCAAGCGTGCCATCATGCAGAGCAGCCTCACATTGATACCGCTGGACAACTTCACCGACGATCAGCGTATCGCGCAACTGACGGCAAAGCTGCGCGAGGAAGGCAACTTCAAAGAGCAGTCCACGGCCATGATTGCGCAGAAGCCAGAGCCGCCGCGTGAGTCTGACGGTAGCTTGCTGTTCGCCAGTGAGGGCGACGACATCATTGATGGCGAGTTTGACACCATCACGCTGCAATCCCTGGATGAAGTCCCAGAGATGGACCCCAGCGGCCCCGTTGATGGGGACCCAGACTGGGACGATATTCCGAGCGCGACGGAAGAGAAGCCGCAAACGCCATCCGTGCTACTGTTCAACGCCGTGAAAGCATTGTTCCCAAAAGACACAGACGACGCCCGGCATTGGATAGTTGAGGCATACACAACTGCATTGGATGCCAACAATGTCCGCACCTCAAGTAACGATCTGAACGACAAGGAGCGTATGGCAATTGTTAAGCGGCTAAATGCCAAGCCAAAAGTGTATCAAGATCGCTACACGGCCCACGTCGAAGCGCAGACCGAAGCGCAGGAGGGTAGCAGGCCCAAGGCGGCTGGGGGAATGAAGAAGGCAGCATAAACGCACGTATGGCCCCGCCCGTGGCATCGTAACGGGCAAGGAGTAGCATGAAACACGGCGCATGGGAAGACTGGGGCAAGCGAGCGCCAAGAAACAGCAAGGGCAACCAGTACGCACTGGTCAAAGCCCCTGAGTGGGCCTACTGCTCCGCTGACCGATTCGAGGAACTGCGCTATCAGGCGTGGTTTCTCAAGACAACGATAGAGAATATGCAGGGAGGTTGGGACTATCCTGCGGAAGAAGGGATAAAAATTCAATGAACAAGAATACAATGAACAAGAATACTGTGATAATAGATAACTTCAACTTAGACGTGAAGCTACCGGACGGAAGTATTACCCCGGTGAGCGACCTGTCCTACGACGATATCAGCCTCGTGAAAGCTCACCTTGAAGAGAAAATGTCCAATATCAGGACGCAGCTAAAGGAGGCTGAGGGAGACGTGGCCGTCGATGGCATATACGCCGACCGCGACTGGTATCGCAGCGCAAGACACGCTCTGACCGTTATGCAGCGCCAGGCGAAGGTGTTGCAGTTCACGCTTGCCAAGCGCAAGCGGACGCGGGCGTTGGCCATTGATAGCTGCTTCGTGGAGCTATGCAGGGAGCGTGTCGAGTCAGACGCGTTCTGGGGGATGATGGACGAGGCGATAGCAATGCATGAGGAGCGGGTGGGATGAATAGATACGAGCAATGGATCAGTGGTATTGCTGATTCCATAATTACAACGGCACACAAGCTATCAGAATCATTCATCGGTGTGGCACTGGCCGTGATAGCCATTGTGTCAGCAGTCCCCGAATTCATGGGGCTATTGACAACATCTGATGACTTGGGGCTTGCCCTGGCTGTGGCATTCACGGGTGTTGGTAGCGCTCACACGGCGGTACGCACCAAGAGCAACATCATGTGGGGCGTCTTTGCCGTTCACCTTGTGATTGTCGAGATAATCCTCTTCGGGCATGGTGGTACTACCGAGATGGCCTACCCGATAATTACCGTGGTTGGCGCTGCTGTCATGGCGCTTTCATCAGAGCATCGTACCACATCAGAAGTTGAAGCCACTGCCGCCATTGATGACAAAGCGTTCGAGCGCGAAGAGAAGCGCAAAGACAACGAGCTTAAGCGTCAAATCAGGCTGGAAAGGGAGCGTAAAAAACTGTCAAATAGTAGTGTAAAATCTACGGCGTCAGATTCAAGTGTAAAACCCGCCTCTACCTCTGGCGGGAAGGTGGAAAATAGGCGTCAGAAACTTGTTGAAATTTTACACTCATTTGACAGCCCGTCTGACATCAACAAAACCAAGATAGCGAAGGAGCTTGGCGTCAGTAGGCCAACAGTAATCAGTGACATTGACGCCCTCGAATCGAGCGGCCAAATCAGCCTAAACGGCAGCGTCAAGGTCAACACAAGTGGGGTGAGCGCATAATGCAAAAATTCAAATGCACGATATGTGCCACGCCCGAATCGTCGGTGCAGCACCTAGACCTAGCGGTACTGGGCAGCGAAGGCGTCGACGTTTGCCCATCGTGTCGAATCCTAGTCTGCAACGCCATCCACGATATGGCAATGGAGTATCAGCGGCAGCGGCGGGATGCGGTGATATCACGGAGATCCGACGTGGAATAAACAGAAGCCGCCGAGTTTTGGACACGAAGCGGCTTCCGGTGGACGAGTAAGAGCAAGTCCGATGCAATTGTACCAGCATCGGACCACTACGTGGAAATTAGGTGCGATATGCAAAAGATAGTACTCCTCATGGTCCTAATCGGGGCCATCCTCACGCCTACCGCGGCCCAGGCCAACGACGTGTCACCCGTCAGCACTATCGCTACGGCCCCAGCCCGACCAGGGCAACGGATCCGGAGCAGAGACGGCGTTATGCTGCTGCCACTGGCCAGCAACGTGCTTGGCTCAGACACATGGATGCACCTAAAGCGTGGCAGTGAAACCGCCTTTGATGTTTCCGCACCGCAAGGCTCACCCGTCTATGCTGCTTGCACCGGCAAGGTCACAAAGGCGTCAGGCGACAACGCTGGTGGCTATGGCAACAACATCATTGTCCACTGCAATGCTAACGGGCTAATGGTCTGGACCGGCCACCATGCAAAGATTTTCGTTCGTGCCGGGCAAAGCGTCAACCAGCAGACGATCATCGGCACTATCGGCATGACTGGGGTGACGTCATTCTCACACATTCATATCACGCTGCGCAAAGTTGTCAACGGCAAATGGCAGCGGCCCACGATAGAACGCTACTGGCCGATGGAGCAATTCCACTGGTCGCCGTGGGCGAGTCCGAAGGGCAAGCCGTGGGCATGGTCTGGCGCAATCTCCTCAACGAATCAGCAGCTAGGGCGCTCATCAAGCCCCATACGAACGTCGGCATGGTGGGTGCTGGCCATCTGCATTGTGCTACTGATACGCATTGACGTAGTTGCGGCCATCGTGGGCATACGCGGCAGTGGCAGGGCAATGGTCGGGGGGTTCGGTTCTGGCCTAGCAGCGATAGGTGTAGCCGTGGCGGTGGTTATCTTGCTGGTGGTGCCAGCGCCAACGGCATCCGCTCAGACCACCACAGGCGGCTTTCAGCAGGCCCATAGGTTCACAAAGGGTTGGGAGGGCTGGAAGTGTACTCACGACCCTGTACGCACGATGGGCGGCGTCACACAGGCTACCTATAACGGTTTCTTGATGAGCAAAGGGCTACAGCCAGCGGACGTGTGCCAACGCCTCACGCCGCAACAAGCCGAGCACATCTACTATACCATGTACTGGGTTGAGTCGGGGGCAAACAAGTTAGAGTGGCCGCTATCCGCAGCGCACTACGACACGGCGGTGGGGAGCGGGGTTGGTAGGGCAAAGGCATTTCTAAGTCAGTGTATGGGCGGGAAAACAGTAGAAAGGTTCGTATGCTACCAGCGACAAAGGCTTGCCTTCTATCGTTCAATGAGGGCTTACAGCGCGCCGTGGGTGCGACGAACCAGCGATTTAACTAAGCAGGTATCAAAGTAAAGGAGATTAATTATATGATTACAGTAACCAGTATCCAAACAGCGGTAACCGCCGCAATGTTCTTGGCAGCAGGCTTTCTAGTCATCAACGTAGTGCTTGCCTCCGGTCGTGTCATTCGTGGCAAGGACAGTGTAACCGAGTTGCCCACACGGTTAATCGGTGTCGGCTTCGCCCTCGCTATTGCCTTTGCCGCATGGCCCTATGCACGAACGCAGATTCTCAACACCGTAGGGCGTGACGCCGGTGCGATGGTGCAAACACTCAACAGCCTGGGCGAAGTCGGCAGTATCACGACGGGGGCTGATGTCGGGCTGGATGTAAGCGAGTTCAGCGGCCAAAGCTGGGGCAACGTAACCACGGCTATCATGGATGCCATTAATGCACCAGAGCCAGAGCAGTGGACAGATGCACCAGCGACAGGAAGCCAGCCATTTGCAACGCCGGTTGTCTTTAAGCCCGTCGAAGTCAATGGAACGCCAGCGACCGGCGAAATGTCCGTCAACGACCCGAATCTAGCACCGACGTTCCCTGACCCGACGCCGACGCCATTCGTTGTACAGGCCAGCTACCAGGGCGATTCCGTAACGACCGAGCTACGAACCACTGTAGACAATACGCCCTGGCTTGAATTCGCTACGGACGACACCGGTAAGCCGCTTACGGGCGCAATGAGTCAGCCAGAAGCGAATATGTCAGTGCAGAGGGATAGCAGCCCATTCAAAGTAATCGGCGGTGGCGGTGGCCCGACAAACCCACCCGTCAAGCCAGCCAGCGCAATCATCGTTGAGCGTGGCGATACCATGCACAAGATTGCGCACCGCTGGTACGGCGATGGCAGCAAGTGGCCTGCCATCTGCAAGGCTAATCAGCCGATGGATTGTGATAGCCTAGTTGCTGGGCAGACGCTAACCATGCCCTAGTTTTCAACTGCTAATTTATCGACTTCAACTTCAAAAGGAGAGACCCCTATTTGCTTTTTCTCAGAGGTAGGGACGTGAATAGGGGTGTTAGGAAGTTTTTGAAGTCTGCATTTTAATCGAGCGAAAAATACCATGATTAACATACAGAGTTTTACCGAATCAATCGCCTTGAAATGGGCAACTTGGCAGGCCAAAACCGAATCAACGCATAAGCTGCTTGCCCGCGATATCAACGCTATCAACGCCCTGCTCTCCCGTCATAAAGGGGACGCCTATGTAAGCCCAAAGGGATGCGTCCACAGTCGCCATGCAAACTTAGTTCGGTATGAGGTTGTCACGGGGGGAAAGCACAGCGAAGTAACTGGCTTACGAGTTGAGATCAATGCCGCACTAACCAAAGCACGTAATGAGTTTGTGCGAGTCCGGTTTACTGAGCCGATCCTAGCTATCGAGGCACCACACCCAGCGGGGCCACAGGCTCTACTGTGGGAAGATGCGCCCCTTGAGAAGCTTAGAAGCCGCCACATGCTGATAGGCAATAGTTACGGCCACGGCAAGCGCAAGACAGCCGTCATCGACTTCTCAGACGATTCTATCGCCCATGTGCTGGGGGCATCTCGAAGCGGTGGGGGCAAGACCATGCTGCTTCGCAATATGGTGTTATCGCTTGCAGATTCCACTTCGCCCAGAATGGCAACCTTTATCATTTTGGACGGCAAGAATGATAAGAAATTACGCCCACTAGGGGATCTGCCCCATCTTCCTCACGGTGTTACGGGCGGTATGGATGCCTGTATCGAGATGCTAGATCGCATCATCGCCGAGAAAGACTTACGCACTAAAGAGGATTACACCTTTGACCTGTACGTATTCATCGATGAACTGTCGTCCTTCATTACCGCGGGCAAGGACACCAAGGAAAAGATTACGAATCTGGCTAATATCGGACGCGGCTTGGGCATCCACCTAATCATGTACACACAGAACCCGCTGGCGGAGGTTATAGGCTCTGATGTAAAAGCCAACGTCAGCGTGACGCTAGGCGGGTCCGTGCGCTCTACCAACAATGAGCAGGTGATTTTTGGGCCAGGGGTCAACAGTGGTGCAGAGCGGTTGCCGGGTAAAGGTTCCTTCTTGGTTATGCGCGATGGTGGTGACCTTGACCGCATCCAGACCTATTTCATGGATGACCAACTTGCTCAGCTTGAGGTTGGTCGCATCCTTGACCACTGGAACGGATCTATCGCTAATCAGATTGTGAATGCTGGAGAGGCAGGGCCAGTGTTGCCGAAAGGCGTGAGCCAAGATGAGGTTGACAATATTCTGGGCAAATATAGCCGTACAGATATCCTAGAAGACATTGACGACAAAAATAGCAAGTGGTTGCCGAACATGAAGGCGGCTATAGCCCGATGCCGAGATAAGGCTGGCGATGCGCCCACGAATGCCGACTATGCTTGGGCAAAAAAGGTAGTGGGTTGGCTTGTTGATAACGACATCTAAAACACAGACTTCAAAAACTTCAGAGCGCCCTCATTCACGTTTCTACCTCTGAGAAAAAAGTGAAAAGGGGTCTCTCCTTTTGAAGTTGAAGTCATTTTCTGAACAGGAAAAATATCATGAAAAACAACACTTGGTCTACTTGGATATCGATAGCCATCATGGCCGTTCTCGTTTTTATACTACGAGTCGCGGACGGGAGCATGGATGGCTGGATATCTCAAATTGATGCGTTATTTCTCACCGTCACCACATACACCGTGAACGGGGTCAGCGCACCAGCGGTGCCATCTATCCCCATGTGGCCTTTGCTGATTGTTGGTGCGCTTCTGGCTGTCGCCTGGAATATGCGCAAGTCAGGCGGCAGTGATAGCGGTGTCGGCATCCGCAGGCACTTACCCGTCGAGTGCCAACTCTGGGCAAAGGACTTGGACGCATGATTAGGAAACTTGTTTGGCTGTTCGTCATCTACATTGTGCTGCGGACGGTTGCACCTGATGTAGCGGCGCTAGTTGTCGGCATCGCCATAGCATCGGTTGTTACAGCGATCAATCTGGTAGGGGAAGCCATAGCGACAGTGGTGGCTCAAGTAAGTGTGGGCGAGTTGTTTAATGGCGGATTTTCTATCGCCATAACCGCAGTGATATTGTTGGTTTTGAGGATGTGGTAATTATGGCATCAGGAAAGATACACGCCCGATACGCTGGCGCTGTAGTGTGCGCCGCAAGTGGGTATGGGATATACGCCGGTGATGTTGGGCTAGTCGCTGGCGCAGTGTTTGGATATCTAGCCACACCAGATTTGGATTTGGGGCAGATGAGAACGCACGATGAAAATCGCATGTATAGGATTAACCGTTTGCTGGGCGCACTATTTCAACTGTACTATCTCCCATACGGAAAGATGTTCAAGCACCGCTCGTTCTGGACGCACTGCCCAGGCATCGCCACGGCCATACGCCTAGTCTACTCGTTTTGGTGGCTGGCGTTCATGTGGCCCCCGCTGCTGACGCCTACCGACGTACTCATGGTGTGGCTAGGCGCATCCATCCAAGACGCCGTCCATCTGCACCTGGACGGCTGGCGGCTGGCATGAGGGCAGCGAAGGATTGCATACAGATATGCGATTAACATGGAGAACGTTGGTTCTACCAGAGTTCGTAATACCTCCAAGCAACGGACGCCTATCTGATCGGGCGTCCGTTGTGTTTTCAGGGGAGCGCATTGCAAAAACAGCCCACCTGTGCTATAATGTTGGGGAACTTAATAATAGCGGAGACCACCGGTAACAGAGGCAGTAATAGCTGCGCTGGATTGGTCTCCGCTTTGCTATTTCCTGCCTCTATCGTCGGTGGTCTCCGCTAATGATAGAGGCTTCTCTGTTTCCTCGCAATGCCCTCCACGCCTCGCCGCTTTCGTTCTGAGGCGATCTATGACCTTCGACCGCGACAAATTGAATCAACTGCTACGCAGCCGCCAGACGTGGACCGTCGTTGGCACGGTAGCCGTAGGCCTGCTTGGCCTGTTCGGCTACGTATTTCCCGACCGCGTTACCGAGCTATGGAGCATGATCGCTGATTACATGGTGGCCCAACCGTGACGAACTTATTCATCTCATTATTTATTATAGCCCTTTTGTTCTGGTCTATTTCCACCATGTTGTGGTGGCATCGGAGGTGGTATGCTCGGCTTGGTGTTCGTTTTGGTGGCGACAAACTTGATATGCACGGTAGCGATTTGGGCTGCACTAGCGCGCAGCGGCCAGTTGTCGAGGTCGGGAAATGAATAGTCTATCGAAGCTGGCCGTAGGTGATGCGGTTGCGATGCTTGCCCCCATGACGGCCCCAGATCTCGACGGTTGCCGCCATATGTACTGGGTCAAGGGTGAGGTTGCCTCAAGGGGCAAAAATCACCTAGTGGCGCGGCACGAAGGCCATGAGGCGCGATTCTCCATCGAATCGGGTGAGCAGGCGAATGGTCGCCATGAAGAGGGTGGCCCTGGACGTATCATGCCGATGAATGATGAGTCCAGAATGTTGATTGCTGAAGGTGCGCTAAAGAAATCGAACTACGAGCGGCGCAATCAGGCGCATGATGCCATCCATGATCTAGCGATGCGTCTCACGACAGAGGCATTAGAGCGTACAGCCGCATTTATGGCTGGTGAAGACGAGATGTTTGAGGCGACGTGACGAGTTGCAGTATGCAGCCCAGAAGGAACCCCGATTCGGTATAGAGGCTGCATGAGAAGGAAAATTTTGGTCATCGCGCCAACGCTCTATGAGCATGAGCCATTGCCCGGCGTACGCGATGAGATTGAGGAATTGCAGCGGTATCACGATGTGACGCCGCTTCGAGACGATGTTGATTTGGCAGGCATTACGCGGGCCGTCAACAAGGGGCGGTTTGACGCCCTGTGGTTCTCCACGGGGGCGACTGATGGCCAGTTGCATTTGTCTCGCCAGAGGATAGACCACGAGCAGATTATCGGCTTGGCCAAGGCCTGCAAGGCACGCTTAGTGGTGTTGTCGGCCTGCGATACGCAGATGCTGCCAAATAGGCTGCGGGTAGCCAACGTGCATGTGTTCGCAGGAATCACCGAGTTGATAGACCACGAGGCTGCGAGCGTGATGATGTTATTTGCGAAGGCGCTGCACAATCAGCGATCCATCCGCAAGGCTTACGAGGCTATCGGCGCAGGCGATAACTATCTGTATCTGTCGCCAAATGGCTCACTAGAAGACGACCGCTGGTACTGGCTAATAGCTGGCGCTGGCATATCCGCTGCAATGGCAACGCTCTACATGGCAATAGGTGCATAGATGCTAACTGATGAATTGATGCTGTGGATTTATTCGCTGGGCGTTTGTCTTAGCCTTTCGTGGGCGCTATACCGAATCACCTACTGGACGAAAAAGGGTGGCGACCGTAGCGATTTACTCACGGCCATTGCATTCATCTTTGTGGCGCTGTTCTCGTTCGTGCTGGCTGTGCGCAACTTTCACCACGTCATATCGTCAGAGCAGGCGATATTCTGGTTCCGCATCGCATATGTTGGATTCATTGCATCCATGCTTGTAGGCAGCATCGACCACCTCTACACGAGGTGGCGCATAAGGACGGAGTAGCATGTTGGGATTCGGGCGCAAGCAGAAGGGTGATGGCGAGGGTGATGGGGATGGTTTCCATTACGAAGTCGTCGGCACACCTAATGGCACACTCAAAGATGACGAGTTCGTTGTCACGGTGGGCGAACTTCGCCAGATCCAGGGTGTAGAGTGTGACGGGAAAACGGATCATTATCCCATTGTCGTGAAGTACGAAGCGAAAGTTTAGAAATGCCACCAACCGTGGTACACCGTGGACGGGGAGTCGCAGAGGATGATCCATGAGTGGATACTATAGCCGAGGGCGAGTGCGCAGACACGTAGCGCGGAGTGCAAATTCTGCTGAAGGCACGGAAGAACCGCAACCTGTAGGCGAATGTGAACGCAGAGGGGCGACCATGCTGGGGCGCGGCAAGCCCAGTGATTGACATAATCTATAACTGATATAGATTTTTTATCGGAAGGGATAGCAAGATCACACTATCTGTACCGTGTAAAAGCACGCAAGATAGCGTGTAGCGCGTCGATGGTTTCGTACCGTTGACATGTCAATTTCGTGTAAAGCGCGCAAATAGCTACGAAATAATTATCAGTATGCAGTACCACTTGATTGTAATTGACGAACCAACTCACGAACAGGCCGCAATACGAATGCGTAGCGTGACAAACAATCTCGCCGGGCAAGGCTGGCGATTGACGGGCAACCTAATCGTGTCGCAGTACACGATTCGCAAGTGGCTACTTCATTATGACCGCGTGGTGCTTATGCGCGAGATGGTAAAGCGAGAAGGAAATGGCACTAAAAACTGACGACCTGCGCCAAACCGTCGTTGCTGAAGAGACTCAGCCAGACGGCACTATCAATCGAACATTGATGGATGTGAACGTCTTCGATATCGCAGAGATAAATTTTTATCTACACAGCTTCCCTGCCGCGGGGCGGCTAGTGTTGCGGTATGGAAAGCGCGTAGGCGACTGGACCTCACCCGTATCCTGGTACGACGTGAACTGGGTGGGGGATAGGGATATCACGGTGCAGGGCGCGTCGATGGACGGCATATTAGACCACATCACTACGGGGCAGAAAATGTCTGTCGAGTTGAGTACTCTCATCTATGGCGTGGCAATAGCAGCGGGAATGATTCCAGCCGATGCCACGCATGTTGATTTAGTGACCGACTGATGGCGAAAGTTGAACGGTTCGCGACTGCCAGCGACACGGCATCGCTAGTCGCCACACACACGGGTAAGTTGCCTGCGAATTACGCTACAGGCAACATGCTTGTTTGGGTTGCGGTCAAGCGCATCCCTAATGGCGACCCAGCCTCGACGCCAGCGGGGTGGACGAAATACGCTGAATACGACGCGGGGTATTGCCTCGTTAATGTCTTCTACAAGACGAACATAACCGCTGGTGCGGAGACTGCACCATCTACGACGACAAGTACGTCGCACTACTGGTACAGCACATGCCTTGAGGTGAGCGGATACGACACGACGACGACTTTTGAGACGACGGGGGTAGAGGCTACAAAGCCGAGTGCCGAATCGTACACGACGCCAACATACACGACGGAGACCGACAACGCTTGCGTCGTCACCGTTGGGGCCGCTCAAAATCTTGTCGGCGCAAGCCTCGAATTTGGCGACCGCCTGATTGTATCGGACGGAGTGGGCAGTCGTGTGGGCATGTATATGTACTGGACAACAGTGCCCGCATCCAGCACGGTCGTACCAGCCAAAACTGTGCATTGCAATACTGCCGCCAACACTCTGGTCGTCATTTTCGCCATCCGCAATCAAGCCACGACGACAACGCCGGGGCTAGTGACGGGCGGGGCCAGCGAGATAACGGACCTGTATCGCAC